GGCTGGAGCGGAGCGTACCGAGGTAGTTGGCACACGCTCACGAAATGTCAAGCCGTTTGATGACGAAAATGGCTGGAACGCTAACTCCACTACGGGTACATACGAATACAAAGCACCAGCCACAGACGACGCTAGAAAGTGGCAAGGCTGGGGTACTGCTCTAAAGCCGAGCCACGAGCCTGTCGTCGTTGCTAGAAAGCCTGTCGTCGGCACAGTGGCTAATAATGTTCTGACTTACGGAACTGGTGCGCTGAACATTGACGGGTCACGGGTGGCGCATCAGAGCGAAGCAGATAGAGCAAGTGCCACGCCACAAGGGAAAGTGACTAGCAACCTTAAGGCTGGTTCAGCCCCCGATGTCAATGATGAAGGGCGCAAGGATGTAGAACGGCCCGACACTTCGCTAGGACGCTGGCCTGCCAACACCATCTTGACCCACTCGCCGGATTGCCGACAGGTAGGAACAAAAAGCGAAACTATCATCACCACCAACGGCAAGGGGTTCGCAGGGTCGTTCGAGGGTGGTGAAAACAACAACGGCGGTGCGGTTACGGAATCAACCACAGCGATTTGGAACTGCGTTGAGGGTTGCCCTGCGCTGGAACTTGATACGCAAAGTGGTATCAGACCCGGCGGAACTTTTCCTGCGGTTCGTGGGCGTAGTGAAATCGGTGCGTTTGGCGCAGGTGGCACACACAAAGACAAGCCCAACCAAGCACGCACAATGAACGACAATGGCGGTGCTTCACGTTTTTTCACCAACACGGAATACGACGAAATCGACTTTCCGCCCTTTATCTACCAAGCCAAAGCCTCTAGCCGAGAACGCAGCGAAGGTCTTGGTGATTTGGAAACAAAGCAAACCGTCGGTGGTGGTGGCTTGACCGATGTGGGCGACAAGTACGGCTCTATCAAAGCCCCTGCCAAGAACTTTCACCCCACCGTGAAGCCCGTGAGCCTTATGCGCCATCTGGTTCGTCTGGTAACACCACGGGGCGGTCTGGTTCTTGACCCATTCTTGGGTAGCGGAACGACGGCGGTAGCGGCACTGCTAGAAAACTGCCAATGGGTCGGTTGCGAACTGACTGAGGACTACTGGCCGATTATTGAGGGTCGCACCGCTTGGGCACAAACGCAGGTGGAAAAGCCTGCGACCACTATGGAAAGGTTGTTCTAATGCTTCTCAAAGGCGACTGTCTAGAAATGCTGAAAACCCTGCCGGACAATTCGGTGGACAGCATTGTGACCGACCCCCCATACGGATTGGAATTTATGGGGAAAGATTGGGATGCACCGTGGCGTAATGCTGAAGTCGTATCCGTGACCGACAAAAAGACCAACGGCGTGTTCCACGACAAGGGATTTACAAGTGGTGTTCGCTACAACAAGGGTCACAAGGAAATGCTGGCGTTCCAAGAGTGGTTTACTGAAATCGCTAAGGAGTGCTTGCGTGTTCTAAAGCCGGGTGGGCACTTCCTAGCCTTTGGGGGAACAAGGACTTATCACCGCCTAGCGTGCGCTATCGAAGATGCCGGATTTGAAATCCGAGACAGTATCCATTGGACATACGGCAGTGGCTTTCCGAAATCTATGGACATCAGCAAGGCCATAGACAAGCGTGGTGGTGCCGACATTGGCTGGTTTGGACAGTGGCTTCGCAATTGGCGTGAGGAAAACGGGATTTCACAAAAAGAAATCGCCGCCTTGTTCCCTTCCAAAACAGGCAACTTGACGGGGTGTGTCGCCAACTGGGAACTTGGCATGAACTTGCCAACAGCAAGTCAGTTCAATTTGATTTGTGAAAAGTTTGGGTTGCCTTTCACCTCTATTGAGGAAGCCAAACGTGCGGTTGTGGGAAGTAAGTCGGTGGGGGTAAAAAATGGAGCGGCTGGTGGTTCTCACGAGTACGGTCTAAAGGCAACGAGGGTTGACATCACCGCCCCAGCCACTCCCGAAGCCCAACAATGGCAAGGCTGGGGAACAGCCCTGAAACCGTCTCACGAACCCATCGTCGTCGCTCGTAAGCCCCTTAGTGAAAAGACCGTCGCCCAGAACGTTCTCAAATGGGGAACGGGGGCTATCAACATTGACGCTACCCGTGTTGGCGCAAGTGGTGAAAACTTTGACGACCTAAAGGGTCGCCCCATCACGAAACTTGCCACCCGACGGGAAGGTGAAACTGACGATGAATACAACGCAAGGGTTTTGGAAAGCCCCGGTCAGCAGGAAGCCCTATCCAAACTGAAAGACCTTGGCAGGTGGCCTGCCAACACGATTATCACACACTCGCCTCTCTGCCGTCAGGTCGGCACGACTAGTGAAATCGCAGGGGGTGGCGCAAAGGCAAGTTCGGGATTTGTAAATGGCTACGAACATGACGGTTTCGTAGGACAAAACATCACCACGAACGTATGGAACTGCGCTGAGGGTTGCCCTGCGCTGAACTTCCCTGACAGTAAAAGCACTCGTATCGGAAATCCAAATAACGGCAAAAAGGGTGGTTTGATGTTTGGAGGTAGCGAGCAGAACCTCACCGAAAGGTCACACGACTACCGAGATGAAGGCTCGGCCGCCCGTTTCTTTACGCAAACCGAATGGGTGTGTTCCGCCGATTGCCCGACGCAAATGTTCCCCGAAGCGAAGGGTGGAACATGGAACACCACACAAGGCGCACGACACTTCAATAATGATGGGGAAGCAACGAACTACGAGACTAGTCGTAGCGACAATACCGTGGGTTCTGCATCTAGGTTTTTCACCACGACGGGTTGGGAATGCTCGGCAGACTGCCCCACGATGAACTTCCCTAGCACCAAGTCAGGCTCTCTCAACCCCAACCACGCCGACAACGGCAAAGAGGCTGGAACTTTCGGTGCTTACGCTGGTAGGGAAATCACACAGAACTTTGGTGGCGATAGTGGTTCGGCGGCACGGTTCTTTACCCAGACAGAATGGGAATGTTCGGCAGACTGTCCAACCCAAATGTTCCCGAACACCGGCAAAAGCCCCAAGCCCTATGACCCGTCGGTTGATAGGTCTGACAGTTCCATGTTCGGCATTGGTGGTGTAAATCACGACGCAGAATACGGCGATAGCGGTTCTGCCTCACGGTTTTTCACTACGACGGGTTGGGAGTGTTCAATAGACTGCCCAACAGTGCAATTCCCCGAAACAGCCAGCACGGGCAACGGTTCTACGTCGGGCTTTCGCAAGGGTGGCGACAACGAACACAGTGTCGGCTTGGCTGGTGAAAAGAACGCAGCCGACGGCTACGCAGACGGTGGCTCTGCTTCTCGCTTCTTTACAAAGACCAAACCAGACTTTCCACCTTTCATCTACATGGCAAAAGCCAGTAAGGCGGATAAGAACGCTGGTCTGGAAGGACTAGAAATACGCTCAAACAGCAAAATGTTTCGCACTGCAAATAACACAAGCGACACCGTTTCGGCAGGTTTCGAGCGTTTCGACACCAAACCAGCACAAAACTTCCACCCAACGGTCAAGCCCGTCGCACTGATGCAACACTTGATTCGTCTGGTCACGCCGGTTGGTGGAAAAGTCTTAGACCCGTTCTTGGGTTCAGGCACTACCGCCGTCGCTGCTGTTTTGGAAGGCTTTGATTGGATTGGGTGTGAAATCACCCCCGACTATTGGCAAATCATTGATGCCCGTATTGCGTGGGCTGAAAACCAAATCACGCAACCGACACAAGACGGGTTGTTCTAATGTTGCTCAAGGGCAGTTGCCTAGATACCCTCAAGACGTTGCCGGACAACAGCATAGATAGCGTCGTCACCGACCCACCTTATGAATTGTCGTTTATGGGCAAATCGTGGGATAACACGGGTATCGCTTATAACGTCGCCGTTTGGCAAGAGTGTCTGCGTGTTCTGAAACCGGGCGGGCATCTGCTCGCCTTTGGCGGAACACGGACGTATCACCGCATGGTCGTAGCCATAGAGGACGCAGGATTTGAGATACGTGACAGCATCCACTGGATTTACGGTTCGGGATTTCCCAAGTCGCTTGACGTGAGTAAGGCGATAGACAAAAAACCTGAAGCACTTTCCACCATTGGGTTCAAGAAATGGTTGGGCGAGCAAATCGCCAACTGCGGAAAGCCTCGTAAGCAAATAGACGATGAATGTGGCTTCACCGCTTGCTCTTATGCCAAGACAGACGGCAAGGATTATTGGAGTACCAACCACCCAACGCCCGAAAAATGGAAAACAATGAAACGGGTCATTGGCTTGTCTGATGAGTGGGACTGGATTATTCCCAACAATGTTGCCGAGCGTGGCTATGTTGAGGCTACGGGTGGTCTTGCTGGCGGAACGGGAAACACTGTTGGCAACTTCACTGGCAAACAACTGAGCAACAAAGCCATTTCACCCGAAGCCCAACAATGGCAAGGCTGGGGTACTGCTCTAAAGCCAGCCCACGAACCAATCGTGGTCGCACGCAAGCCACTAATCGGGACTGTCGCTAACAACGTTCTGACGTACGGAACTGGTGCGTTGAACATTGACGGGTCGAGGGTGGGCTACGCAAGCGGTGAGGTGAACTTTGACCGTGTGCAACGTCAAAAACACAGCGAGGGTGCGATTGAGGGTGCGTTCGGCGCATCAGCACTTATCGGCAAGGAAGTCGCCACCTACAAGCCTGAAGGTCGCTGGCCTGCCAACGTAATCCTTGACGGGTCAGAGGAAGTGCTGGCAGGGTTTCCAGCAACCGATAAAGGCAAATACCGTGTTGTTCAAAATGATGAAGGTCGTCTTGATGAAAGCCAGTATCGGATAAAGCCAACCAAAGGCACTATCCGTGATTTTGGCGATGAAGGCTCCGCCGCACGTTTCTTCTACTGCGCTAAGGCTTCCAAGTCCGAGCGCAACGCTGGGCTGGAAGGACTGCCGGAACAAATGCTGACCGGGCGAGATGAAGGCCAAGACGCAATGCAAGTGCCATATAAGACTCGCTCCAAGGTAACTGCCAATATCCACCCCACCGTCAAGCCACTAGCCCTAATGCGATACCTAGTCAAGTTGGTGACACCCCCAGGCGGAACAGTGCTTGACCCGTTCCTTGGTTCGGGCACTACCGCAGTTGCCGCCATCTTGGAAGGCTTTGAGTGGATTGGATGCGAAATGACCGAGGAATATTGGGCGATTATTGAAGCCCGTGTTGCGTGGGCAACGGACAAGGCAGGTAAGAATGACACGCTCTTCTAGGCAGTTTGACAAAATGATGAAAAAAACAGAGGCGAACAACCACTACCGGCAGTGGCGTGACGACTATTATTCCACTACCCCAACGGCAAAGTCCGGTTGGAAGTTTTGGAAACGAGAGAAATAGTGGGAAAAAAAGACTGTAAGCACAACTGGACTTTGATGGTTCCTAGTGGAAAAGTGTGGGTAGTCTGCCCAAACTGCAGTGGTCGTTTCCAAATCACCCCCCAACACAACGGCTTGCCGTGGCGTGGGCCTGTTCCCCCAGAATTCTTGCCTGATGTCATTTAACCGCAAGGTGGTGAAAAGCCTGACGGAATCCCTAGAACGTCAGAGCATCATTGCCGAGAGCGTCAGCACAGCCCTACATACGGCAACGCTGGTACAAGAGGCGCAAAGAGTGGCACTAGCCGAACTAGAGGCTGAAAAAAACCTGTATGCCAAAGCGTTCTACACCGTTGCTGGTCGTCTATCAACCCACATAGGCATTAGTAGTGAAAACCTTTCAACGTGGGCGGAAACTTTGCTTGATGAACTAAAAGGCGACACATTGTTTGACTAAACTGTGGTTATGACCGGAATTGGAAACTTCAGCACACGGAGTGGCGACGACATTTGTTTGTTTATCCAAAAGCATTGGAAAGAACTTGGCTACGCCCCCACCATCAGGGATATCGCCAAAGCCTTTGATATGCGCTCGTCATCCACAGCCCTAGACACCATACGCAACCTAGAACGCCGTGGGCGTATTGTCCGCTACGGCAAGAGAAAGACCATACAAGTCGTTACCGGCTGGTCGGTGGAATCTTGTGACCACGATTGGCGTGTGAAAGACCCCAAGCCCAAGAACGGTGAAATCAAGGTTGTCTGCGTCTTGTGTCGCCACGAAACCGCCAAAGAATTCACTTCCGACCCGAACGAACCTAAGACTTGGTTGCGTTTTGTCGGTTAGCGACAGGTTTATCCACAGGGGTATGCTATGCTATGGGTAAGCAACCATAGTAGGTGGGGTGAAATATGACAACAAAAGACCTAGAGCAACTAACAGACAAGATTTGGAAATCCGTCACGCAGAACATCTATGACGACAACGACATTGGTTTTCTGATTGCGACGGCACTTGGTCAAAAGGCAACCATTGAATTGCTGATTGCCGATAACAAGCGTCTGACCGAAGCCGTGGAAACGGCTGGCAAGCACATTCAGCAGTTGGAACCTTTGAGCCACCTTGTCCAATACTCGGCAGAGGGCAGTATTTAATGTTTCGCCGTAAGGGTTTGTCGTGGGTTCAGCAACCTATGGGCGAATGGGAAGCCCGTGACGACAAGTATCGGTTCGTCATTTGGAACTACGGCGAGAAAGAGGGAACCGAACTTCGGTTCTATCGCTATGACACCATTGGGTTTGGCGTAGGCGTTCCGTTCTACGACTTCAGCATCCGTGTCCGTGACGAACGGGCGGCGAAGGTATTAGCAGACAAACTGAACCGTGAATTCGTCAAGGCTCGTCACTACAACAACTTCAGCCTGTGAGTGCCTGAACGCCACCGCCCCCTATTAGCACCGACTTACCGTGTGTCTCACGGCTCGGCTTCTAGAGCGACACCTTCAGGCTTGCCATCCCCTCTTTCACGGGTCAGGCTTTTTCGTAGTACCCGATAGGTCTGGCGACTTGCCCCCAAGTGTTCCAGCGACCAGCAATTAGTAGTCAGTCTGTATCCCTGCCGAGACACATCCTGCTCTCACTAACCCTGTGGTGCGTGACGCAAATAGGAACCACCCCTCTAAGTAGTAAGTTCCCCCTCGCCGTCTGCCTTAGAACAGACTAAGCCTTAGGGCAAATCCCACACCTATCGGATACTACATAGCCCAACTACGACTACTAAACCAGCATACAGTATTGGTGTGACAAAAGCAAGTCAATTCGCAAAGTTTTTTGAGAACCCCCAAATCACCAGCAATGGTAAGGATTTCTGGGGGAGTGCTTGACTTGTGTCGCACCAACCAACTAGGGTGGGTCAATGACCAATGCCCAATCTGTGTTCTTGGGCGAAAAGCCCTATGGTGTTTCGCCAAGCCGTGTGAACCAGATTGAGACTTGCCCACGTCAATACCAATACACCACCATTGAGCGTCTGCCTGAAGTCAAGAAAATGGCGACCTATCGGGGCACGGTGTTCCACGCCATCTTGGAAGAGTTGTTTCTGCGGACTACGGAAACACCACAAGACCGCACGCCTGAACTGACTATGGAAATCATGCGTGAACTGTTGCCCGACCTACTCAGCCCCGAAATCTGCGCTGAAATGGAATTGGATACGGCCGGTCGTCAGTCGCTCGTCGCAGACTTAGCCAAATACATACGCACCTACTTCACAATGGAAAGCCCCACAGAAATCACCAGCGAGGGCATAGAAATCAAGATGGACGTGGATATGGGCGGATACACCCTGCGTGGCATCCTTGACCGCCTAGACCGTGACCCCGACGGTTCTTTGGTGATTGTGGACTACAAGACCGGCAAAGTGCCACAAGACAAATACAAGGCATCAGCGACCCTGCCAGCCAAGATTTACGCCTACCTGTGCGAGAAGCACTTAGGTGAACGCCCGACCAAAATACGCCTACTCTACGTTCAGTTCGGCAAGACCCTGACCATAGAAGTGACCGACGCTGACGTTATCTACGCTGAAAAGCGTGTCCGTGAGGCGTGGGGCAAGATTGAGAACTGGTTTGAGCAGGGCTACTTCCCCCCTGTCAAGAACAACCTGTGCGACAAGTGGTGTTCGTTTAAGAACATCTGCCCCTTGTTTAGCCAAGACGACGAATATCCCTTCTAGGGGCATTTAGACCCCGTTTCCAATTCAACTCTTGACAAATAGAAAACACCCTCTATTGTTCTTTCTGTCAAGACCTGTGCATTCGCATAGGCAAAGTCGATTAGGAAGTAGCAAGTGGCACGAAAGTTAGTGAAACTTAGCATCAAGGAAACGTCGGGTGTTGACCACCCGGCGCACCTTACCGAAGGCTGGGTCATCATGAAATCTGCTGACGCTACTTCTGAACTAACCGCCGTTCTTGACGAACTGCGACCTTCCAGCGAAGCCCCTACCGCCGAACCCGTTGCCAAGAGCGACGACGATGCTGTGGTGATTGAGCCGGAAATCGTAATAAGTGAGTTGCCCGTTGAAGGCAACTTGGAAGTACCCAACACTGCATCAGACGATGTAGTGAAAACCCAAAGTCCACAGGAGGACAAACTTATGAGCGACGCAACTGAAGTCGTAGTAATTCCTGGGGAAGCCACTAACGAAGAAATCATCAAGGCTATGCCTGCTCAAATCCGCAAGATGTTGGATGACAGCGCCGCTACCGCCGAGTTGGCTCTTCGCAAGGCAGCCGCTTCTGAGGCCGCCCTTGTTGCCGAGCGTGAAGCCCGTGCTGACGAGGCCGCCGTTTTGAAGGCTGCTGAGTGGTCACACCTAAACATTGACCCGACGATTGTCGGCCCAGCACTTCGTCGTCTTTCAGAGAACGACGGAACGCTTGCCGGTGAAATCGTAAAGGCTCTTGACAGCGCAAACGCACTGCTCGAATCCAACGTGGTCTTCACCGAAGTCGGAACTGACGCACCTGTTGCCGCTGACGACGCTTTCTCAAAGATGGAGTCGCTTGCTAAGGCGGCTGTTGCCTCTGGCACCGCACCATCTTTCGAGTCTGCTCTCATGGCAGTGGCTCAGTCGAACCCCGACCTTTACACCGCTTACTTGAACGAGAAGGGTCGATAAGTCATGGCTTACGAACAGAATCCTTATGCCGTAAAGATTACGCTTATCCCAGACGTGTCGGGTGTTACCGCCATTGCTGGTCAGCGTGTCGCAGCCGGTATTCCATTCACCGCACAGGTCTTGACCACTGGCCCCGCACAGTCACCTTTGGTGTTCTCTGCGGCGACTTCGGTTTCGGCTAACAGTGGTGCTTCGGTTACCATCACCTTGCCCACCGCAGTCACCGCAACGGCTAACCCCATTGCCGTCGGTCAGGTTGTCAACACCGAAGGTTTTGCGCCTGCGGTCTACAACGGTCAGTTCTACATCACCGCTACTGGTGGTAGTGCTTCCGCTTGGACGTTAACCGCAACCCTTCAAAGCACGGCAACGGGTAACCCCTCAACCGCCAACGGACTTGTCCGTTTGGTCACGGGAACCAACGAGTCGTTCAGCACGTCGGCTTCGGTCACTGCCTCTACGCAGCGTCCTGTCGGTGTGTTGCAGAACCAGCCTTACGCTTGGTACGACGCAAACGGCAACCTTGAAGGCATTTCTGAGGCGGAAATCACCGTTTCCGGTGTGACCAAGATGCGTGCCGGTGGCACCATCCTGCCGGGTAACCCCGTTACCATTGACGCTTCGGGTAACGCTACGGCTTACACCTTCAGCACGGTCGTGTCGGCATTCGCCGCCATTACTGGTCAATACGTCGTCGGAACAGCCCTTTCGGCTGGTATTTCTGGTGACATCATTACTGTTGCGCTTGCGTGTCACAACGCAGTGCGTGGTTACTAGTCAGAAAGGACTGAAAAATGCCACAGCCATCAGTTTCACAAGTTCACATCGACGCAATTCTGACCAACATCAGCGTTGCTTACTTGCAGAACACTAACAACTTCATTGCGGACAAGGTTTTCCCCGTCATCCCAGTGGACAAGAAGTCGAACCTTTACTTCAAGTACACCAAGGACGACTGGTTCCGTGACGAGGCGCAGCGTCGTGCAGACGGCACTGCTTCAGCAGGTTCAGGCTACGGACTGACCACCGACACCTACATGGCAGACGTTTTCGCCTTCCACAAGGACATTGGTGACCAGACTCGTGCTAACGCCGACAACCCCCTGAACCCCGACATGGAAGCGACGCAGTTTGTTACTCAGCGTTTGCTCCTTCGTCGTGAAGTTCAGTGGTCGACGGACTACTTCCAGGGTTCCGTTTGGGGCACCAACATCACGGGCGTTGCCTCTAGCCCTGTTGCCGGTACTTCGACCTACAAGTGGTCGGACTACGTTGGCGCAACGTCTTACAACTCCAACCCCATCACGGACGTTGAACTTGCTAAGGCTTACGTCTTGCAGACCACGGGCTACGAGCCAAACACGCTGGTTCTTGGATACAAGGTCTTCCAGACCCTCAAGAACCACCCACTGCTCGTTGACCGCTACAAGTACACGCAGGCTGGCGCAATCGTCACTGAGGACTTGCTGGCGCAACTCTTCGGTGTTGACCGTGTTCTCGTTGCGAAGGCAGTTGTCAACACGGCTCAGGAGCAGGGTCAGACCACCGCAGGTGTTCTCCCCGCCAACGTTTCCGCAAGCAACTACCAGTTCACCATTGGAAACAACTGTCTGCTTTGCTACACCGCCCCGAACCCAGGTCTTATGACCCCTTCGGCTGGCTACACGTTCATGTGGACGGGTGTATCGGGCGGTCTTGGAACCACCGTTGGTGTCTCACGCTTCCGTATGGAAGAGTTGAAGGCTGACCGTGTTGAGGGTGAAATCGCCTTTGACAACAAGGTCGTCGCCTCCGACTTGGGTTACTTCTGGACGAACATTATCTAAGCCAGAAGTCGCCTAGCGGCTCTAGTGAAATCCCCCTTGACCTTCGGGTTGGGGGGGATTTTGCTTTTCAATGTGTGATACGCTAAACCCTATGACCACACACTTTCGTGCCCTTACCCCGATTGAATTTGTTGACCCTGAACTGGCGAATATGCAGGTTGGTGATGTCGCCCCCTACAATCACGAGGACGACGGACTGCGCCTTATTTTGGAGCGTGGAATGATTGAACTGGTGGAAAACCCCCACAAGTCCGCATTTGAGCCGGAAGTTTTTGAAGTACCAGAAGTGGTGGAAACTGACGAAACGCACGAGCCAGTCAAGAAGGCTGTAGCCAAGAAGCCTGTGGCGAAAAAGGCTCCTGCCAAAAAGACCGCCCCGAAGGCGTAAAAGTATTCCACCACCGCTACGGCGTAGTGATGTATGCTTTGCGTATGTCATTACGGCAAACGCAACAGCGTTTAGAACAGACCGTCTGCTGTAAAGTTGTCGCCTTTCTTGACGGCTTAGAAAAAGATGACCTTGCTTGTATTACCGAGTGGATACAAGACCGTAAGCCTGCCGGTTGGATTTCCCGTGTGGTGAAAGCCGACGGCAAACAATTAAACGAAAAAACCCTCAAACGTCACCTTGACGGTCAGTGCTGTTGCCCCGACGAAACCAAAATGAAAGGCACCTACCGTGACCTTGCGTGATGCTGGAAAATCCCTACCCGAAAAGCGTACTCACGCCATCCACAAGGGGAGTGAACTACAAATCAAGTGGGATGGTAAAAAGGGCTTCATTGACGCACCGCCTATGGAGGGCGAACCCGATGAGGGCATCTGGGCTGATGTAATACAAGACTGGGGTCTAAACCCCGAACTTACTGAAATCGTAGAGGGTTCAGTCCATATTCGTGCTTGGGATACCAACGCAGGCAACGGTGATATCCGTCGGATGAAGTATTACCGAGCGCAGATACGCTCACGTTCCACCAGCGACGACAGAGCCGACGTAGAGGCTCTTTGTAAGGCTGTGGTGGGGCACAAGACCCCTAAGCGTAGAGAACCTGCTGGAAACGAAAATAGGGCGTTCCTAGCGGTCATTAGCGATTGGCAGATGGGCAAAAATGAGGGTGGCGGTTCCGAAGCCACGACCGAGCGCATTTTGGCGGCGTTTGACGAAATCCAATTCCGCATTCGTGAACTAGTGAAATCTGGTCGCACCCCAAGTGTTATTTACATTGTGGGTTTGGGCGACCTTATAGAACAATGTTCTGGACACTATGCAATGCAGACCGCCAATACCGACATGGACAGGCGTTCGCAAATGCGGACAGTTCGTCGTTTGTTGCTGAAACTGGTTGACTTGCTGGTGGACAACTTTGATATCCCCATCGTTCTTGGTGCTGTTCCCGGAAACCACGGGGAAAATCGCAACAGTGCTGGAAAAGCATATACGACGTGGTTGGATAATGATGATTTGGCGGTCTTTGAGCAGTTAGGTGAAATCCTAAACGCTAACCCCGAACGCTACAAACAAGTATCAGTTCCCGACTTTGACGCAATCCTCAATAGTGACGACCTTTCTATGACCCTCAACATCTGTGGTGTTCCCGTGTCGTTTATTCACGGGCATCAGTGCGCCAAAGGTGGAAAGTCGCAAGCCAAATTGGAAGGCTGGCTCACGGGCCAAGTAATGGGTCGCACACCCGTATCCCAATGCGCCATTTTATTTTCAGGGCATTTGCACCACTTTATTTGCTCGGAAGAATCTGGTAGAACCGTTTTCCAAAGTCCGGCTATGGACGGTGGCTCTAACTGGTTCACTTCGGGCACGGGCAAGAACAGTCCTGCTGGAATGATTACAATCGGCATTGGTCTTGACTACGGCGTTCGTGGTTGGGGTGATTTACAAGTTTTGTAAAGTAGCCTTTGTCTGTTATGGCAGATATTTCTTGGACAGACGACGACGAACACTGGTTTGACCCCAATAACCCTTGGACACCGCTACCCGGCGTTCGCACAGGTGGGGAACTATCCCGTGGTGAAAAAGCAGCCGACAGCGTGCGAAACCGTATGGGTTCGTGGGGCTTTGTTATCACCTTCCTCGGTTTTATGGGTGTTTGGGCAGTTATCAACAGCCTGTGGCTACGAAATCACGGCTTTGACCCCTATCCATACATCCTGCTGAACCTGTTTCTCTCAATGCTCGCTGGACTACAGGGTGCTATCCTGCTTATTGCCGCCAAAAGAGCCGATGCCATCGCCGCCGAACAAGCACTTAGCCACCTGACGATTTCCAAAAACAGTAGTGAAATAATCCGAGAAGTCCGACACGAAATGCACGAACTTCGTAAGTTGGCACACGATATCCACAGGCTTGTGGATAAAGAAAAGGAAAAGAACAATGAGTAGTCTCGGCAAAGGACTGGGAAACCTGGATTCCACCTACCACAATGACTATGCTCGTATTGATGCACTGTTGGTAGCAGAGGAAAAGTGCATCAGAGAGAAGCCCAAGATGACTACTAAGTATTTCGTTATGAACGGTGTGTCGGTTCATGTCTCGTATCCCGACAACGTGAGTATGGATTTCACCCCCACGTTTCTTGGTAGCCGGATTTCCGATAAGGAATTCCCCGATGGTGGCGACCCCCGTTTCCGCAAGGTTCTTGCTGAAATGTTGGCTATTCACATTTCTAAGTCCAGCGACTACGGAACGGGCGCAGACGTGTACGCCAACTACCGAGCCGCCGAATCCATTGGTGTTCCAGCGTGGAAGTCGTGCTTTGTTCGTGCTTTAGAAAAGGTGCAACGCTTGACCAACTTCTTTGGTGGAAAGAAAATGAACCACGAGGGCGTTGAGGACAGTCTCCTTGACTTGGCAAACCAAATCGTTATTACCAAGGTTCTTTACGATTCAGAGGCTAACAAGCCCAAGTGTGGTGGCAACTGCTCTTGTAAGGGCTAGTGAAATCGCCCGTTCGTAGCCTAAACTAACGGCATGGCGTATCCCCTCCCCACTGCCGCAATATCTGTTTCGGGCGAGGCGTTACCAACTTATTTGACGGGTTCATTGGCTGGCTCGTATTCGTCGGGTCAGACATTCACGCTGAACAGCATTCCGACGTGGCTAGAAGTGGGCATAAACGGTCAAATAACCGCCAATCCACTTGGCACAACGGGATTATTCGTCGTTGCCGTTGATTTTGGACTTTCCACCGAAGAACACATCCTTTGCTCGTCGCTAGTTACGGGAACAGGTGTAGTCACGGTTTGGACTGACGGCGTTCTTGACGGGCGTGGTTGGGATGGCACAACGATTTCAGCACACTCGGCTGGCTCGTCTGCCAACAACAATTGCTTTCCAATGTTGGGTGGAACGTATTTCGCCGGTCTGTCTAGCGTTGTCTCTACTCTTTCCACCACCTATGCGCCGAAGACTGGTGCGACTTCTATCGCTACCGTTGGAACCGTTACCGCAGGTGTGTGGAACGCCACGCCCATCACCAACGCTTATCTTGCCAACTCAGCCGTCACGGTGGGGTCAACCAGCATTTCTCTCGGCTCTACGGCAACTGCTGTTTCTGGCCTGACACTTACTTCGCCAACCGCAACAAACGCAATAGTTTCCACCACTGCTTCTGGCTCAATCCCAATGGTTGTGCGTGGTGCGGTTTCTCAGACAGCAGACCTAACCGAATGGCAAAGCAGTGCCTCTGCAATTCTCGCCAAAGTTGATTCTGGTGGAAACCTGTCCGCCCCCTCATACAACGCAACGGGCTTGACGGGTGCTACTACCGCTACCCGTTATGTGGGTGGAACCGCCAACGGTGCGCCTGTTTCGGGAACTTTTCAAGTTGGTGACTTTGTTATTGACCAGACGGCAACCATTTGGGTTTGTACGGTTGCCGGTAGTCCCGGTACTTGGTGGTCTACGATTTCCAATCACCTAGTCCTTCGTTCCTCGTCGGCCACGGCAAAGGTGAATGAAGTTACAATTTTCACGGGAAGTAGCACGGGTCAAACGATTTCAGCACCCTCAAATCCGCAAGACGGTGCTATGTGGTCGTTCATCAATCGCTCAACCAACAATGTGACGCTTGGCTTTGGAAGCAACTCGATGATTCCCCTCGGTAGCGGAACGGGTGTCACCAACTACACCGTCAATCCCAATGAGGCTTACTCATTCATCAACTACGGCGGTGGGCAGTGGTATATGACTACTGCCAACGGAGCCGACCACCTTGTCGGAGTTGTTGCCGTCGCCAATGGTGGAACTGGATTGTCTGGATTTACTGCGTCAAACAACGCCTTGTATTCCACATCCGCTTCTGCCCTAACTGCCGGAACACTCCCCATTGCCGCTGGTGGAACAAGTGCTACTAGTGCCTCTGGCGCACTCACGGCACTGGGGGCTTCACCATCGGCAGGTTCGTCGTCAATAGCGACTGTTGGAACAGTGACGGCTGGAACGTGGAACGCTACAGCGATTTCCAATACATACATTGCCAACCCACAGGTAACCGTCGGCTCTACAACTATTTCACTAGGCTCAACCGCCACCGCCATTACGGGTCTTACCCTTTCTGGCACGGCGAATACGTTTAGTGGAATACCAGCCAGCGCACTCGCCGCTTCGGCGGTCACAGTCGGCTCTACCAGCATTGGTCTTGGTGGAACGGCTACCGCAGTTTCGGGTCTGACCCTCACCAGCCCAATCCTCAACAACCCACTGCTCAACTCACCGCTAGAAAACGTGACCATTGTCGGCACGGGCTTAACGGCAGGTGCTACCGGAACAGCAACACTCGGAACATCAAGCGTTATCCTTTACACGGCAAGCGCAAGTGGGGCATTTACCCTCAACGTTTCCACCACGGCTTCCCCCCTCACGACGGGTCAATCCGCAACGGTGGCATTTATGGTTCTTAACGGCGCAACGGCTTATGCCCCAACGGCAATCACCATCAACGGCTCTGCGCCAGCCACCCTCCGTTGGCAGGGAACGGGGGCAACCTACCCATCAACTGCTGACGCAAGTTTTTACGACGCTTACACCATCACTGTGATTCAGACAGCCGCTTCCACCTACACGGTATTCGCCTCACAGACTAAGTTCTAACCATGCCTATCGCTAGTTCGCTCGCAGGTGCCTCGGTTCGTGGAGAAGGTCAGTTTGACCTACTACAAGCGACCAATGCAACGGCGGTGATTTATGCCGTTTCGTGTGCCACAGCCGCTTCGGGAACGGGGTCGGCAATTACGTTCCAAACCGCAGGATTTCACTACTTAAACACTATTGCATCGCCCGTCACGGTCACTGTCGCCAATGCACCGTTGTTTAACGGCTCATACACGGTTGCCTCAACAACGCCAACGTCCTTCACGGTTTCCAGCACAGCAACGGGTAATTATTCCATAAGTCAGGGTGCTGGTTATCAGGCAACCGTTTCACCTATGACGACGTGGACTTGTCCGCCCAATGTCTACAACATCAGTGTTCTGGCTATCGGGGGCGGCGGCGGCGGTGGAAACATTACAAATACGGCATCTGGCAAAACCCCGACTTATGTTTACACATCTGGGACTGCTGGTGGAAACACATCTTTTGGATATTCAGGAACCGCTTACATAACTGCTGGTGGTGGTGTTGGTCAGACCGCAACTTCCTCGTCGTATGTTCAGGTCAGCGGCGGAACGTACACGATTTCACCACCATTGGGTATTTCATCTGGTGCTACAGGTGGCGGATATGGTGGAGCGGGGGCGGGCGGAGGCGGTGGCGCAGGTGGCTATACGGGTCAAGGGGGCAATTCTCACAATGTTTTTGAAGGGGCGGTTTCCCTTACCAGTATGGCAAGTGGTGTTACTGCCACAATTTCCCCACCCATAACCATCTTCGCCACCAGTGAATACACCAATGTAATAACCGCATCTGGTCACGGATTCCAAGTTGGCGAAATTATCAACCTGACGGGAATCAACCAAACTTCAACGGCTGGGCCTGTCACTTCCATTTCCAATACAGACGGAAGTAATACAACCGTAACCGTGACCAATGGTGCGTCGGGTGTTTATCCCGTCGACAGCGTAACCATTTCCAATTTGACAGACGTGGCGTTTGCCGGTTCGTCAGCCTCTATTTCCACCACCAGCGGCTCTCTGAATGTGACCTACAACGGTTTTTCGCATAACTTTGTGGTTGGTCAGTTGGTAAACATCACGGGTGTTACAAGCCTTGCTACCGTCACCGCCTGCTCTGCGACTGCAACAACCGCTACCTACTACTTCAATGTTCCGGCAAGCGCAACGGGTTGGACTGGGCAGTTATTCACCATCACGGGTAGCCCAACGGCGCAGTTCAACATAACAGGCTTTGTCCGCACCGTCGCTACGGGTGCGGCTGGAAACTTCACCATTCTTGGTTCATCAGGAACGTTCTCGGCACAGGGAAAAACAACGGGGTCAGCCACCGTTTATCAAGGCTACGGCAATACAAATCTTATGTATGTATCCGCAACAAGCGCAAGTGGTTTTACCGCTAGTGGAAACAGTTTTGGATTGGTGGCGATTACCGGCTCTGCGTGTTCTGCCAGTAGGACAAGCATTTCACTACTTGGTTCGCCCTCTGCCGTTTGGCCCATTGGCTCTAACGCTAGTTTGGTCATTACTGGCTCGCCAAGTGCATTCGCTGTTGGGAGTACTTTAGTTTTGATTGGCTCTAATGTAATCGGCAAAACCCCGACGGGTTATTCAGCAACATCTAGTGTTGCCTCCGCAATCCCTAGCGGTTTGACCACCGCTAGCGGCTTAGGGGTAGCGGTTGCCACATCAACAAATACTTTTACTTGGTGGAATCACAGCAACAATCTAATGAAACCGGGAACGGGCGGTACTGCACAGCGTGTTACATCAAACGGCACGGGTGGAGGAGGGGCGGCTGGCGGCGACCAAGGCGCATTGGTGACATCTAGCACTACATTAACTGGTCTATCTGGTGGTGGAACGCAAATAAATGGGTATGTTGGTTCAACTCTTTACTCTGGCGTGGTTGGACAATCACAAAATAGCGGTGCGTTTGAGGGTGGTTCGTGGTTTTTGCCTATTACTGCTTATTCCAGCACAACGGCAACGGCAACTTTTGAAGTTAACTCCAATTACCCCCCCAACCAATATGTAAATACTGGTGAATACGTCAATATTGGCAACATTCCTTCTTTCGTTGGTATTCAGCAAGTTACGGGTGTCACGGCAACTTCCTTTTCCGTCAGCAACGGCACTTCGGCGGCTCGCACCGTAGTTACAGCCTCGGCATATCCTTTGAAGTCGCAAGGCAATTCTACAAATTCAGGATTACCGGCTACCAGCAATTTGTCTGGTTCGTATGGTGGAAACTTTGGGGGCGGCGGCATGGGTCAGATAGGTGGTGGTGGCGGTGGGTCTTTGGCTTGGATAAATAGCCTCAGCGTTATTCCCAACACGGTCTACACCGTTATGGTCGGAATCGGCGGTTCCGCTTCTTACACGGGAACAGCAACCGCTTACTATCAGGCGTTTGACGGCGGGGGCGGTCATGGTGCGCTAAGAATTATGTATGGACAGACTCACGCATTTCCAAACGGCACAATTGTGTAAGGTAGTGAAATGACGCTACCCAACTACATCGTTGCCGAATATCAAATTGATGGCGACCAAAAATTGGTTCTTAACTATTATTCCACCAACGGGGGAGACAACTTTGCAGATTTGTCTCACAACTTACTTTTATCAAGTAGCAAGGGTGCTAGAAACTTTGGATTGGCCCACGCCGAATGTTTGTTGCCTTTTGATGGTGCCGTTAGGGTTTTCCATCTTGACTGGACAGATACGCAAGGTGGAATGGAGGCTGTGAATGAAACAGTATCGGCTATGCCCGACTACAACGCCATCCCAAACGGATTTGTTCTTATTGGAGAACTGCCCGAAAAGGTGATTACCACGGGGGATTCGACGCAAGAAAGCGACTTTAGGGACACTGGTGAAATGCCTATTGTGGAACTGCCCGTTCGTGGAGGAGCAACCGCTTATCACGACAAGGGTCAGGTGTTCGTTAGCGTCATCATTAAGGCTCAACCAAGTTATGACGTGGCTGGCATCGTCACGGAAGCGGTGATTCAGGCGGCTTGTGAAGCGTTGGCGGAACTTGACACTAACGGGGTTTTAGGCAAGATTTCCAATTTGCCAGAAGTGCCTGGTGTTTGGACAAATACCGAAACGGACAACCCATTTAAGGTGGGCGTGGCTGGTGGACAGGCGCACCTGTCTGGTGAAATGGACAAGCCTGCCATTGTCAATGTTATGGCTATGGTCAATATCGCCATTGACCTTGAAGCGCAGAACACCAGCATTGTTCCTTGTGGTTTGGCAGACAAGCCTCTGGTAGACCTAAAAACGGCTGGTTTTTCCACCACAACGGAGGCTTTCAAAGTTGCTTGGGGCAAGAAACTTTTTGAGGCGTTATCCCCACTCCACGTCGCAGAAGTGCTAGAGTAGGGGTTATGGACTACTCAACTTTCCTTACAGACGACCAAAAGCGTGAAGTGCTTAGTGGGCGTATCCAGCAATTCGCCGCCGAGGCTTATCAGCACAGCCTGAACCTAAAGGTGGCACAAGCAAACAACGACGCAAATGCCGAAGCGCAAGCGGAATCGGCTATTGCCACGTTAGACAATGCTCTAAAGGTTCACTTTGAGGAACTTCAGTCTTTGTCGGTTGCGCCGGTTTCCAGCACACCGCCTATTGACCCGACGGCATCTGCCGACCCAAGTAGCGCAATTCCAAATATTCAGCCTGCCCCTTAGTAGGGATTTCCAAAATCCTTTGGTAGAGTAGGTCGCAGCACCCGTTCTACCACACAGGAGCATAAGTGGCACAGGTTTTTCTCAACGCTGGTTTGACCGTAATGTTCAACCAGATAATCACCGCTTCCCCGACGACCTATTCACAGTTGTACGTTGGTCTTTTCACGGGTTTGTCGGGAACAACCGTTCCTGCCGCAACTGCGACTATCGGTAGTGGAATAACTGAAGTTTCTGGTTCTATTTACGCTCGCAAGGCTGTTACCTTTGGAAGCGCCGCTACCGCCAACGTAACCCTGTCTAACGCCACCACCACGTCATCTGGTAACACGTCAGGCTCTACCTACATCACCACCACTGGAACCTACACGGGAACGATTACGACTTACGCAGGTTTACAGGCTGGTATGGCTATTACTATCGGAACTGGTGGAACCAAAGAATCCCACATAATCACGGGTCTGCCGGGTTCTAACCAAATCGTTATTAGCGGAACCTTGACAAACACGCAGAACAGTGCTGCCATTGTCATTGGTGATAACTTGCCCCCCGTCACGGACACGTTCTACGACGGAACAACCTTTTTGGGAACGGGTATGAAGTCAACGGGTGGTCAGGTGACTTTTGGGCCTGCGCTTGGAACGTGGAGTGCTGCGAACGGGTACTTCATCGCTACCGCACTTACTGGTGGAACAGCCCTTTACGCCGCTAACTTTGCCGACAATTCCAGCCCCACTCTGGGCGCAAATGACACCCTTGCATTTACGCCATACTGGCTTATGAGCAACTAGTAGGGGCTGGTGATGGGCTATGCCCACGACAGTTTCTAACGCCAACATAGTCTTTGCCTTCTACAACGGTGGTGGAAATACCCCGTTTATTGGGCTTTACAAAGGCGCACCGTCTTCCAACACTTACATTGTTGTCGGTTCTTTTGTCGGAATCCCTGTTTCTACCAACGCAAAAACGGTCTTTTACACACGTCTTGGCTCTGCGTCGGAAATCCAAATCACCACAGCAAGTAAAAGCGTTGTTCGCACATTTGCAAGTGCCCCGTCGGAAGTTTCCACTACACAAAGCAACAAAGTTGTGGCACACACGACTGTCTCGTCTGCCGTTGAAGTTTCCACCACCGATGGAACCAAAGCACAAACAAAGCAAACTGCGTCACAGGCATCTGGCATACTGACCACAGACGGTGTGAAATCCGCCACTCGCAACGTGACGGGTTCTGCCCCTGAAATCCAAACCACAATGGGTGTCAAGGCTCGTTCCGCTATTGTCGCTGGTTCTGTGGCAGGTGTAATGTCTGCCGCTGGTGCCGCTAGTCGTGCCCTTATCCGTTCTGGCTCTACGGCGCAGGTGAAAAGTCAAGGAAATACCAAGAAACAAACGCACACTCTTTCCGGCTCTGGTTCACAAGTTCTAGCAAGCGGTTCTGCTAAGTCGCTCTCCCGTGTTCGTGCCGTTGCTAACGCCCTGTCCAGTACCATTACGTCGGTTCGGCAGATTTCTCGCCAGCGTGACAGTAGTGCTGTTGGCATTCAGACACAACTTGGATGGGCTTACATTGTTCATCTTTTCGTCACCGCACCTGTTATTTTTCAGGAATACCTGACCTTTGAACAATTGCAAGATTCTGCCCCTGCACAAAACAAAGAACAGGCACTAGCATCATTCACAGACTCCGCAACTAGTGAAATAATCCAAGACGCAGGAGTAATATCGTTTGAGGAGCGAAACTAATGGCAGACACTTTGACCTACCCGACACCAGCGGCGAACCTGCCCCAAGCATCGTTTCTGTGGCTAGATTCTTCGGGCGTGCCTTTAGATTTCAGCAGTGGATGGACATTTTCCTTGAAGATTGGTCGCCCACCTAATAGCGCACAAATCTACAAAAGCACTGGATTTAGCGGTTTGGCAAGCGTCAACAACTCGGCAAACCTTGTGGTGACGTGGAGCAACGGCGAACTTTCACAACTGACCGCAGGCCGTTGGTATTTCCAAATCACCGCAGTGCAAACTTCGTCGGGTGCGGAACGCATCTTGACTGGTTCTATTTTGTTCAACTTCAACCCCCTGTAAGGATAGTGAAATAATGACGTGGACTTACTCTGCCGACCCGACTTCCTCCCCGAAGGACGCAGTTCGCTGGCTTGTTGGTGATACCAACCCTGATAACCCGTTGGTTCAGGACGAAGAAATCACTTTCAACCTTGCTGAAATGAACTATGAAATTTACCGAACCGCCGCCAACACGGCGCAGAATATCGCCTCTACCTTTACGGGTCTGGCGCAATCCACCAGCAAAAGCGTCGGTGGTTTGAGCCTGTCGCAGTCCTATGGTGATAGGGCGCAACGCTACGAGCGTCTGTCCAAAGACCTGCTTGCCCGTAGCCGTCGTGTTAACCCACCAATGGTGAATGCAGACCCACACGCTTTGGGCGCAGAATTCACCGTTCCGGGCGAATTTGACCCCTACTACGCACACGGAAACTACTGGCCTAGCGAATCCGTATTGGGCGTTACCACCACCTATGGAACTGGCTACAACCCCGGTGGGATGTAGGTAGAAAGTGGCCATTGACCCTGAACTTCTAGCAATAATGACGCAGACGATTCTGATTCAGAATCCTGCGCCCTACGCCGTTCCAACGGTTTCAGCACCGCTAGACATTTATGGTCGTCACGCCAACCCCCTTCCTAGTGGGGCTACCAACAACAGCGAACAGGCTTGGACAACGGCAGTTTCATACCTTTGCCGTATTGAATACACGACAAAGGTTTTCACCGACGCTGAGGGGCGTGAACGTAAGTCCTCTGGTCAGGCTTATTTGACGGGGTTTTTCCCCAACGTCAGCACGGAAAGCAAGGTGTGTATCCCCAGCCAAGTCCAGCCAGCCCTGCGGTATCCCGTAATCGCCTATATCGACAACAACTACGACGAGACAGGCCCTTACTCCACAACTATCCACTTCCAATAAGGGGTAGTGAAATAAATGGGTAGAGACTTCAGGGTTCTGTTTGACACTTCCAAACTGCCGAGCAAATCGATGGTGGAACACATATTCAGGGCATCAATGGCAGAAACGCTAAACACGGTTCTGCAAAAAGTGTATGACGACAGTCAGACATTGGTTCCCGTCAATACGGGGGCACTACGGGATTCGGGTGTTCTTGCCCCAGCCAGTGAATTTGTCTTAGACGCATACATCCAATATGGCAACAGCATGGTGGACTACGCCCTAAAAGTTCATGAAGATTTAGAAATGCCACACACCGCACCGACACAGGCAAAGTATTTGGAAGTTCCCCTGACCCGTCACCAACCGGAACTTATACCCTTGCTGGTTCATAACTTAGAAAAACATTGGAATATGGCTGGCTTGTCATCTACGTTCTCGTTGGGTCAGTTCACGGAACAATTGGGACAGGCGTTTGGGGGGTAGGATTTCACTATGGCACTTTTAGACGACATCGCCACGTTCCTCGTAGCCAAGGTCACAACGGCTTCTTACGGCTCGCAAGGTCTAGTGGCAGGGGTGAACCTGTTTGTGGGTCGTATGCCAGCAGAAGCCCCTAACGCCGCTGTTGTGGTTCAGCAGTATGAGGGTAAGAATTCGGGCTTCACAATGGGCAACGGCATTACCGCCCTTGATTATCCCCGTGTCCAAATCAGCGTTCGTGGGGAACGAGAGGACTACCCCGGTGCGTATGCGTGGGCGAACACCATTCGCAACGTCTTGGGTGGGTTTGTCGTTCCCGACGCTACCTACTTCCCCCATGTCGCCCGTATTGAGTTGATGGGTATCCCCAACCCCATTGGCTACGACGACGTAGAGCGACCACGTTTCTCTATGAACTTCCAATTCACTACCAATAACACTAATGGTGTTCCGACCACATGACCGTAGAACGTGATGTGATAATCAAAACGCTACAGGCGGCACGCAAGGCCAGCGAGGCTTCCCTGCTCGCTATCGCCGCAGTTGAGAAAATGCTTGTAGAGCCTGAAGAAACAGCATCAGCCGACGGCGTTGAGGAATTGGAAAAGGCTTGCGACCACGCCAAGGCAATACCCGTTAATGTTGGTGGCGGCAGTTATTTGGTATGCCCTTGTGGTGAACAGATAACGCAATAACTTGACGGCGGTCAAGTATTATGATAAAGTTCTTAGACCTGATTAAGAGAGGAACATATGGCTAAACGAATAGCAACGACCATCACCCCCCACTACATTCCGTCCTATGACGTTGCGGAGGAATGGAATGGCATAAATCCCGGCGACGTTGTAAAGGTTGCTGGCGAGCGTGGCGACTTCACCTTTATCAAAGTTCACATTCGCAACAACGAAGTGACCGACGTTATTGTTCACGGCGGAACCTATGGCAACCAAACAGTCCGTGCCTTCTACCCTCACCGTGTATCAGCATCCAAAAAGCGCAAGCGCACCATTCGGTCAGAAGACGACGAATAAGCCATAAACAGACACGCCTAGAGGCTCATACAACCCCTCAAATGGGATGTCCCATACTGGGTGCTACCCCAAATTAGCCAACTAGATTTCCAAAATACGATGGTAGCCTCTACCCCGTAGGGTCACTAGTTCGCTGAAAGGCGTTATGGCAAAGTCAAAAGTCACGGCATACCAAGTTTCAGGTCTATCGCCGCTTTATTACAGCGGCAAGATGGCGAACATTGGTGATGTTGTTACAGATATTCCAGGCGAGAGCATTGGTTGGTTAATTGAGCAGGGTTTCATCACCCTTGCCCAAGACCAGCCCGTTGACACGACCCCTGACGCACCTGTGGCAGACCCCACGCCTGTTGATTCATCACCTGCTACCGACCCTTTGGTTAGCACCGACACGACGGCGACTGCCTAATGCCAGTCTTTACTCACGGTAAAAATACAAGGGTATTGCTCGTTAACAGTAGTGCCTCCGCCACGATGACGGGTGCATCAGGCCCCCTCGCAATCACCGCAGTTGCCACATCTAGCCCCTCTGCTGGATACGCCACTTACACCACGAACGTTCCACACGGCTTGTATCAGGGAAGCACCGTAACCATTACGGGCTTCACCCCAACCGCCTACAACGCCTCTAGCGTCGCTGTGACGGCATCTACGTCACCGACTAGTTTCACTATCGCCAGTGCCGCTACTGCCTCTATTTCGGCTTTTGGCGGTGTCTCAGGCTTAGTTGGCTTCGTTGGGGCAACGGGCTTTGTCGCAGGACAGTCTGTGACCACGACAGGCTTTTCACCAGCGGCGTTCAACCTGACCGCCAACATCACGGCTGCCAACAACCTTGGATTCTCGGTTTCCAGCACCGCTACGGGAACATACAGTTCCGGCGGAACCGCAACCACCGCCGCTGCGCCCTACGACCTTTCGCAATACTTCAACGATGCCAGCCTTTCTCTAAACATTGAGGCGACAGAATCCACCACGTTCCAAACGGGTAGTTCCAAGTCCTACATCAAAGGTCTAAAAGACGGCACGATTTCACTATCAGGCTTTTACGACGGAACCCCACAGGGTCTTGACGCAATCCTGAACAATATGTCCTTCAACCCCTCTGACGACGCTTGTGTGGTTTTTGCCTTGGGCGGAAGCACCGACAACGAGCGTTGCTGGATGGCGCAGGGTATTGAAACCAAATATGACCTGAAAACCCCCGTGGCTGGCATTGTGGCAGCGGATACTGAAATCCAAGCCGACGCTGGCGTTTGGAACGGTACGGGTAAGGTTTTCAGCATTGTCGGAACGGGTGCGTCGGCAACAAGCGTCGCCCTCAACAATTCCGCTTCCAGCACCAATGGTGGGCTTCTGGTTATGGCGGTTACCGCCCTTTCGGGGACTATCACCTTGAATTTCCAAACTTCTTCCGACGGCACGACTTACACGAACGTCGGAAGCACGATTACGGCTGTGGGTGCTGTAATCAACCCAATTCTGGGCAGTATTAACCAATACTCACGACTCAACTGGAACTTGTCAAATGGCGGTTCCGCAACAATCTTTTACGGGTTCGCCCGTTACTAGGAAGGAATAAGAAATGCCTACATTTCAGCATGGTAAGAACGGGTTTCTTGCAATTGGCTACGAGAACGTGAATGGTCGTACTGCGGTCACCTCTTTGACTGCCAGCGTTACAGGAAGCCCAGCAATTATCGCTTGTGCGCCAGCAACGGGAACGCTCTTGGCAGGTGGTCAGCCCACTCTTGCCGGTGGCTCGGTTTACGGTGCTTTCGTAAACGGTATCCCCTACGCCACGGCAACCAAGTTCGCCAACGGAACTACGTCTTACACGACTTCGGTAAACACCGCAGTTTCGGGAACGGCAAGCGGTAGCCCCGTTTTGCCTATGGTCAACATTTCACAATACCTGAACGACCTAAGTTTGCCTATCGCCATTGAGTCTGCCGAAACGACCACGTTCTCGCAGGCTGGTGTAAAGACCTACATCGTGGGTCTGAAGGGTTACACGATTTCGTTTGGTGGAATGTACGACCCGACGGCATCAACGCAGGCCTCCAATGCCTCAACGACGGGTGGTATGGATGCCATCATGACCGACTTGATTTCTTGGCAGGACAACGCCAACACCATCAACGGTGTCTACACGCCCAACTTTGTATCGTTTATTTACGGGCCTTCTACCCCCGGTGCTTTCACCGGACAAGCGGCTGCTCCGCAATACTACGGACAGGGCATCATTATGAAGTATGACCTAAAGACTTCAGTTTCGGGCGTTGTGACGTTTGATAGTGAAATTCAGGTCACGGGTGTGGTCACTCGCACCACCCTCTAGTTGTAGTAGTATCCATCCGTCGGGGTTTAGCGCAGGTTGCCTACCCCGGCGGATTGGAAACTATCTATGTCTAACCTTAGTGAAATCATTTTTGCCACAAGCGACATTGCTGAAGAATTAGTCCACGTTGACGCTTGGGGCGTAGACATTTTGGTCAAGGCAATGACCGCCCGTGACCGTGCCCGTATGGTCGAACAGGCTGGTGGCGGCGAAGCGAACATGAACCTAGAACAGATTTTGCCCGACTTGGTGATTTTGTGTTCATACGACCCCGAAAGTGGCGAGCGTATTTTCGTGCCGTCAGACCGTGATGCACTCTTGGCAAAGTCAGCCGACCCCATTGAGAAGATTGCCCTAAAGGCTATGGCTCTTAGTGGAATGTCCGACACGGCGGTTGACGAAGCGGGAAAAGACTCCTCACCAACCCTGACCGCCGATTCCTCTTTGAACTAGCGGACGCACTTGGACGGACTGTGGGGGAACTGCTAGAAGGTTCCCCTGCCCACCGCCCATTAGCGTCGTCAGAGTTGGTGGAATGGCAGGCTCTTTATCAACTTCGTGCCTATGAGCAGGAACAAGAAATGAACAAAGCCAAAAACGGATAAGCGATAGTAGGCTTACCCGTAGGGTGACTAATGGATGAATCATTACGGCTAAGAATCATCGGTGACCCTTCAGGGGCTATTAGTTCCCTGAACCAAGTAGAAAAAGTTGCCCAACTCACCGCAGACAAAATAACCGGCTCTTTCAGCCACCTTGGCAGTCTGTTTAAGAGGACTATTGGGTTTGCTGGTCTAGCCGTTGGTATTGACACGGCGATTGAAAGTGCCTCAACGCTTATCAACCTGCAAAAAGCACAGTCTCAAATCATATCCAACCAAGCCAAGCAAAAAGGCTCGTTGATAAGTCTTGATAAGTTCCAACTAGAGGGCAGTGCCAAGTCTTATGAGTGGTCGTCTAAGTATTTAGATAACATGGCGACACAATTGTCGTTGTCTAACGCCATTTCCAAGAACGAAATTGTAAAAGCCCAAACGCTATCCATCACCAACAATGACCTTCTAAAGTTTTACAAAACTGGTGGAAAGTATCTAAAGGACAACCTGACCTATCAGGAAAACGGTCACGATGCGATGCAGGCAACGTTGCAGACCGCAGCCAACCTTGCCGAAGTCACGGGTCAGGGTGTCGGCGGTTCGATGAAAATACTGAACCGAATAATGGCTGACCCTGCAAAGCGTATGTCATCTATGTCTCGTATGGGTATCCAACTGTCCAAAGCCGACCAAGACCGCATCAAGCAGATATCAAAACAGAACGGTTTGGTTGCGGCACAGGGGGCTTTGCTGACCGCTTTGGATAAGACCTACCACAACGTCGCTTCATCCGCAGCGTCGCCTGTTGACCTGCTGAAAAACGATGTGGCTGTGATTTGGCAGTCTTTGGGTCAGGGTCTTATCCCCGTAGTTGACGAACTTTCTAAGGCTGTCGTGCCTTTTGTGACACAGTTGATACCTGTACTGAAAAACATGGCAAGTCTTATCCGAGACACCGCCGAAACATTGGGTAAGTCGCTCGGTAATCTTTTTGCCGACCTTATCCCTCTCATTGACTTAGTGGTGAAAGGTCTACTGCCAGCGTTTTTTAACTTGATTACGCCTTTGGTACAAATGGCGGATGCCATTATTTCGCCGTTTGCCAAAGCCTTTGAAGTTCTGGTGGGTGTTGGTACTAAAATCGGGCCGTTGTCACAGGCGTTTCAGGACATGGGAACAACCATTGCCAGCAACCTGCAACCAGCCATTGACTTCCTCGCTAAATCTTTCAAGTCAATGGTTGCCGATGGCACAATGACCAAAATGATGGACAGCCTCCTCGATGCCTTTAAGGGTCTTGCCCCCATCCTGCCTCAGTTGGCTCTTTCGTTTGCTCAACTTGTCATCGCTATTTCACCAGCCTTTATCGCCGCTTTGCCTGACATTGTAAAATCGTTTAACTTATTCACAAAAATCTTGGTCGTCCTCACGCCACTGTTAACAACCGTTATCGGCTGGCTGACCAAACTAGTAAGTTTTTTCACTGGCAATAAAGGTTTGACGGGCGTTATCGGCGCACTTCTCGCCATCTGGTTCACCAAAAGTTTATTCTTAACCCCTGTTATGGCCGCCGCTAGCGGTATTGGGATGCTGATGGGCAAGTTAGTCTCGCTCGGTTCGGCTACCAAAACTACTGGTGGGCTGTTTAAGTCGTTCTTTAGTGGTGGAAAAGGTAATCGTTTCGGCAATATGGCGGAATACGGTGCTGGTCGTTTGGAAAAAAACGTTGCAATTTTGCGTAACAAGGCTGGTACCGCATCGGATGCATACGGAGAGGGTAGTTCCAAGCACAAAAAGTTGTTAGCACAGGTTGAGGCTGCTGAGACAAGGGCAAGTCTCGCCCGTGGCAGACAGGGGGCTGTTGCCAGACTTGGCGGTGGCTTTATGGGGGCGGCAAGAGCCTTTTCTGGCTTTGGTCTGGGTAACGCTTTTCAGCCAACAAACCAAATGGATGCCACCAAGCAGAACACGGCGGCTCTCATTGACTTGACCACTGCGCTGAAAATGGGAGCCGGAGGCACCCTTTCAGGTGGCTATGGCGGTTTTGGTGGAAGCGCAAGTGGGTACGAGGCACTACACGGCAACCTTTCACGGACGCCTGGTTCAGCACACAACCCTTATATGCAAGGGCTGGAAGCCCTTAGGGGCAACTTGGCTGCGAAAGAGGCAGAGCAGGCAGTTGCTAAGAGTGGCATTCTTGGACGCATAACTGGTCGCCTAGGTGGTGGAATTGGCAAAATGGGCGGAATGCTCGGCGGTATTCGTGGAAAAGTCGGGGGCATGGGGATGGTCGGCAAGGGTCTACTAGGTGGAGCCGCTGGCTTGGCAACAATGGTTGCAGGCCCGCTTATTGCCAAGATTCTACCTAAATCCGTTTCGGGTGTCGCTAACGCCGCCTTGGGTGGTGCGTCAATGGGAATGATGTTCGGCCCGTGGGGTGCCGCCATCGGTGCCGCTATTGGGGCACTTACCAACCTATTTAACACCTGTAAGCCTTTTCACAAGTTTGTTATGGACATCGCCCATTGGATTCAGAAGTGGGCTACCCGTATTTGGAAGGACATTTTGCCTGCGCTGAAATGGGTCGGCAAGATTATGAAAACCCTTATCTTGGCTTCCGTCAAGGCAATAATCCTTGAATTCAAGATTCTTTGGGGGATTATCAAGTTTGTGTGGAGAATTCTCATGGACGTGGGCAAGTTCATTGGTAGCGTTCTGGTCGCCTACGTCAAGGCATTTATCCAAGCGTGGAAAGACGTTTACGGCGTTGCTATGGCTGTCTGGCACGGCATTCTCAGTGGTGGAAAAATGTTGTGGGGCTGGTTGAAGTCCGCCTTTGACTTTTTGTCCAATGCTGGAAAATGGGTGTGGGCTAACCTTTACAACGGATTTGTAACTGTTGCCAACATGATTATTTCAGTATGGAATAGCACTTTGGGCAACATTCTTGGGGCGGTTGGCGTAAATGTTAAGGTCACCAAACTAACGGCAATGAAAGTTCCCAAGTTCCACTCTGGCGGTATCGTGCCCGGTAGCCCCGGCAAGGAAGTTCCTGCCATCCTTCAGGCTGGTGAAACAGTCCTTTCAATGTCACAGACCCGTGCTAGGGCTAACGCTGGTAGCGGTGGGCAACTGTCCGTTCACCCCGGTGCGGTGGTTATCAACATCAACGGTTCAGCCGACGAAAAGGTAACCGCCCAAATCAAGAGCCACGTTGAAGGTCAGTTCAAGGAACTGCACCGAACCCTAAAGGGAATGGGTAGGTAGTAAAATCCGCAGAAGCAGGGTAAAGTAATGGGGAGCCGCCAATGAAAATCCTTACACTCAACCCCATTTCCACCACAACCGTAACTGACAACTTGGATGTGGTCGGTGCGTCTGATGGTGCCTCCGCACAAAACGACTTGACGAAACTTGTTGTTGGCTCTGTCACCAACCCCTATGGGCACATAGATTCCGCCCACGTTGAGGATTTGTCTAAGTTCTTTGCTGGCTACACACAGTTGGGTTCAGCGACCTTTGGGGGCGTTCCTTACGCCTACGGGCAATCACGCTACCAAATCATACCCGAATACGCAAATGGTGAAAAGTGGGCATTTGTTAATGACGTGTCCAACTTTTCCAATGGCGAGTATGCGGTTATTTTGGAAGGCTCGAACGACTACACGCCAGACCTACTCTTAGCAAACTTCACCATTATGAATGAAACCCTCCCAATTACGGGTTCTGGCATCATTCCGGTAGTGGCTTCAGCACAACCCAATGTGGACTTGCTGCCTTCGAACGTTGGCGGTGGATTAAATCCAACAATTTCTCTCGCCGCCCCGTTTGAGAACGCACCACTCACAACGGCGCAACAAATTATCCCTGATTATTTCACTACCACCAATTGCTACTCTTCTGTTCCGACCACCCCTTGGCCTAGCGGCGTAATTACAACGACCAACGGCTCAAACATTGTCAGTGTTTCCAGCAACGACGGCATTGTTGTTAACCTGCCCGTCACAGGCCCTTACGTTCCTGCAAGTACCACGATTACCGCCAACAGCAATGTCGCCACTTTGACGGGTGTCACGTCCAGCCTCGCATCCTCAACCGCCACGCCAACACTGACATTTACGGTGTCTACTTATTCTGCTGGAATACCCTTTGCCACTGGCGACAACGTTAGCGTTTCCAATGCAACCCCTACTGTTTACAACAACGCCACAGGGGGTTCGGTCATAACCGCTGCGACGGGAAGTTTCACCACCTCTGACCCACACTCTTACAGCCTTAGTGCGGCTACCGGCAACGGCTCGCAGGTTTTCTTTAGTTTTTATGCTTCAACGGACAGTACCTACGCCGTTGGGCAGAACATTTTGGTCAACGGTACGGGCGTAGCGGCGTTTAATTTCACCACACCACAGCAAATTACGTCCTACTCCGTATCTGGTTCGATTGCTACGGTGGGAATTACCTCAACCGCTACCGGAACTTGGGTATCGGGTGGGTACATTACGTCTAGTTGCCAGACTTGGGTGGCGAGCAACGCTATCGCCACCGACCCCAACCAAATCACCATGTCGCAAAACGCAACTGGTTCGGGTGTAATCTTTTTTCCAAACAATGTTGTAACTTTCACCAACGGCGACGCAGGTGCGCTTGTCGCAGGTCAAGTCATAACCGACGCTAACAACAACTATGTCGGTATTGTGCAAAGTGTTGATTCGTCGGGCTATTTTGTCACCCTTGTTTCCAACGCCTCTACAACACTTAACGGTAACACCATTTTCACCTGCTCGTTAATTTCCAATTTGGATAGCACCAACAGTGGAACGCTGGTGGTTGACTACTACGACACCAAGGGTAACTACCTTGCGGTGACCAGTGCCAAGCAAACCGTTTTCGGGGCAATAGCAAACCTGACCGTCACGGGCTTGCCAGCAACGGGCGTAACTAGCGATGGTAATTTCATCACCTATACCGCCCCAGCAAACACGTTTATCAACTACGAAATTGGGCAATACGTCACGGTTTCGGGTTTTTCACCTACTAGTTACAATGTTTCTGGTTTTATTTTTGGTGTCAGTTATAACACTTTTACTTTGTCGGGAACAGCCACCGCTGCCGTTTCGGGAACGGGGTCGGTTGTTGCTAATGGCATTACTTATTACTCGGTCAATAAAGGCTTTTCGTTTGGCGAAAGCGTTTCCGTAACTGGATTTTCCACCACCGCCTTCAACACATCTGGCTTTGTTACGGCAATTTCAAACAACACCTTCCAAATTGATTCTGTCCTTGGTGCTGGAACAACGGCTACGGGTATCGCCACGGTGTCGCCCAGCAACCTTTACGCACTACCTAGTACTTCCACCTCATCTGTCACTAGCGCAAGTTCTATTGCCAATTTTTCTGTTACCTACAGTTGCAACAACAGTTTTGTAGCAGGACAAGTTGTTACTGTCACGGGTTTCACTACAACGGCTACCGCCTACAACCTGACGGGCGTTGCCATCGCTAGTGCCACCCCAACAACCTTTACAGTATCTACCCCTTATGTGACATTTAGTGGCTCGGCAACAGCCACCGCCAGGGCAACTGTAAACCCTGCCGTTTATGACGCAAACGGCGTTCTAACCGGCTACGCATCGGCTGCGTACAACGGTTCCACTTTCACCACAAATATTACAAATTCTTCGGTGGCGTTCAACTTTGCCTCAACGGGCATTAACGGCTCTTCCTCTGTTGCTACTGAAATCGTGGATGGACAGAATGTTTTTCCCGTCAACGTCTACGACCCAAACCTTAGCCCAACGGCTTATTCCGCCAGTTCTTTCACGAACGATGCGTCGGGTCTTTTGCCCGGTATGTGGTTCGGCGGTCTTTACAATTCGGGCACGACAATTATCCCCCCGTGCCTTATCACCTACGTCGACTACACGAACCACACAATTACCCTTGCGTCGGCAGCGTCAACCAACCTTTCCACCGACGTTTCGGGTCAGTCGGCATCAACGCCCGCTTACACTCTTTTTGCCACGACCAATACTGCCAGCAGTACCCTTTACAACAGACTTATTACGGGAACCGTAGGATTTAGCCTCTCTTCAACCGTCACCAGTATTGCCTCAACGACCTTTACGGCGACGGCAACCACGAGCAGCGCACACGGATTTACTGTTGGTATGCCCGTCACCATTCAGGGTTCGTCTGACACTAACCACAACATCACCGCCATTGTCCAGACCGTTCCAAGCAATACGCAATTCACTTACAACTTGGTTGTTTCTACCGCCGCCACGGCAACGGTAACCGGAATGTCCGCCTCCACTTCAATGATTGACCGCAACAGCGCAACCACTTTAATCACGGGTGTAGCCACGGCTTCGCCCATTACCTACAACGGTGACGGCTCTACCAATGTAGTTTTCACTACGCTGTCAAACGCATTTAACGTTGGGCAATATGTCACGGTTCAAGGCTGCTATCAGCAGGCATTTAATACGCAATACGCACAAGTGGTGGGCATAGGTAGTTCGGGAACGTCTTTCACCCTCAACTACCCAACCATAACAATTTATGGCTACACGGTATCTGGCTCAACCAGCGTAACCATTACCAACTTCAACAAGAACGAAGTGTATTCAGGAATGACGGTTTCCAGCACGGCAATTGCATCGGGAACAACCGTTGTTTCCGTTTCTGGTAATCAAATGGTAATTTCCAAAACGGCGACGGCCACTGGCTTAACCAGTTTCTCTGTTCAGTTGCCCCCTTCTTTTGACGCAATCAATTCGCCAAATGCCCTAGCGACTACCACTCAGTCCATTCTCATGTTTAACGCTAACGGTGTAATGGACATTAATTATGTCGTTGGTAAGGCATTGGTTGGAACTTCTACCGCCAGCAACTCTTTGTCTGTGGCGATTCCAGCAACAGCCAACGGCTCGCAGTTTGTCGCTATCAACGGCGTTTCGCCCTACAACATTTTAGTTGCCGACTTTGTGTATGGCACGGGCGTTCCAATGGGAACACAAATCGCAGCGACGGGATACACGAGCGGCACCATCACCACCGCAAGTGCTACGGCTTCTGCAGGAACGGTTACCTACAACGGTGCGTCAGGATTTCACCAATTTATCCCCGGTCAGACGGTCAGTATTTCTGGCACCACTGGCTCAAATGCCAACAACACCGCCGCCTATGACCTTTCCAATGCTTATGTCACGGCTACTTCTGCCACAAGTTTCACCGTCACCGACCCCACTCAGGTCAACGTGACCAGTGTGGCAGTTGGTGGAACCGCCACGGGCACTCGAACCCTGACCTACACGGTTCCGTCGCACAACTATCAGGCTGGCGAATGGGTCACAACCACGGGTATTACCTCAACTGCCACTGCCAACCAAGCGGCTTTCAACGCCACTTTCCAAATAGCCTCAGGTTCCCCCACCACTATTGTTCGTAGTGGAACTGTTGCATTGGCATCAACTGCGTCTGGGGCGGGTGGCTACATGACCGCCGTTATTGGAACGGTTACTGCTAGTGGTGGAACGGCAAATAGCGAGCAATTTTTGCAGTTGTCTAACAACATCACTGCTGGAACCACAACCCTCAACGTTTACACGGAATCTTCCATAAACACCAACTGGACACCTGGCGCATATTCATTTGGCATTCTGAGCGCAAGTGCTACCGCAACGGGTACGCAGAGCGTCACCACCTATTCCCCCTCCAACCCTACCAATACAACAACCGTCAATAATGGAAACTACACCCTTGACTCAGCACTTAAAGGTGCGTTTTACAACCCCGAAACGGCTTTTTTTAACAGCGCACCTGCCGTTTGGTCAAACCAAGCGTATTTAGCAACCACCAATGGCAACAACTTTTTTGCCAACATTACGGGCGTTCCATCGTATAAAACGCCCATCCAAATCACCAGCCTTCGGTCAACGCCGGTAGCACAGATTACGCAGGGTTCTACGTCGGCAACGGTCTATGTCAACAACACAACGGGTTTCACTATCACCAACAAATACATGGTGCAGGGTTTTGTATTTTCCGTTACTTCTACCAACCCCCTCAATAATACAATTACGGTTTCACCAGCATTCTCCGTAAGTAATCCTTTTGTCCTGAACGCAACCCCCTATCCCAACGGCGATGCGACCCGAAACAACATCTACAACTACGAATCAAGCGGAAATAACGTTTATACCTACATCCAATCAGGCTCTTTCCTTAATTCCACCACCTTTAATTACAGTGGTCAGGGTTCGTTCTTTACAAGTTCCAACATCACTCGCCATCACAACTTGGGTATGTATGTTGGTGCTTACCCTGCTGGAAACCGATACTTCGGCTCCTACACAAACATTGACTTTGAGAAAACCTACATCACCCCACCGTCACTAGGAAGTCACGTTGGAACAACCCTTAACCAGCCGATTTCAGCACAATTGGATAAACAGTTTGTTGTTAATCCTGCCCAAACGACCTTCAACACCTACACAACGGATGGCTATGTCACCGTTCCCAATCGCACCTTTGTTGATTTAACACTTGGGTCGGCTGGTGGAAACAGTATTCGCTCTAACTATGTTGTGATTATTGGTTCGGGTACGCATCGTGAGGCGGTGCTGATTAGCGGTCAGTATCAAACCACGGACAACTCTGACGTAACCACATACGGTGCTGGCCCCGTTGTTTGGCAGTTGGCAGAGGGTCAGTCTTTTCAGTACGACCACGTTGCCAACGAGCCTGTTGTCACGCCCAACGTGAACTTGGGTCAATCATTTATTCTTGGCGATGTTGTTTATTCCATTAGCGCAGTAACGGCTGGTTCGCCCAGCGTCGGCTACGTCACCTACACCACCGCACAACCCCACAACCTAGCCATTGGCAACCTTGTTTCTATCAGCAACTTCACGCCGTCGGGTTACAACACGGTGGGGGCAACGGTTCGCACGGTTCCAAGTTCCACCACCTTCTCAATTGCCAACGCCACAACTGGTTCGCCAACGGTCAATGGGGCTATGACTAGCCAGAACGTGCGGATTGTTTCAGGACTTGGCAATTTGGAAATTGGACAACCGATTTACTCGCTTTACGGGAACATCCCCACAGGAACAACCGTCACGTCAATCTTGCCCAATACCGGAAGCACCGACGCTGGCTTGGTTGGTATTAGCCAGTTGGCAATAAATAATCAACAAACCGTCATTGGTATTACCAATGCAGTTTTGGGTAGCGACAGCAACAGCGTGCTTTACACCGCCAACAATAACTTGGTAACGGGTCAAGCACTTAACGTGTCGGCAACGGCGCAAGTTCAGGGTGGTGGCACGGCATCATGGAACTACGCCCCGCTTGGAACGTCAGTTATTGACGCTACTTCTACGTCTTTTTCCACCGCCCTGCCGTCGGCAAATCCGTTTGCGCCAATCAACTTGACGCAAATCATTCCCAACGGTTCAAACATTAGGATTACGGCTGGTTCCTACGCTGCTGGCTACACCACTTATCACTACACCCTGGCGTTTCCCAACTACAACATTCAAGCCAATTGGTATATCAACGTTACTGGAATGACCGTAAGTTCTTACAACGGAACATTCAAAATCAATTCAGTTTCGTCACTGACAAATTATGGTTTTGATGGTACTTTCACCGTACCCTCTCTTGCCCACACACCAACAGCCATAACCAATCAAAAAGGTGTTGCCGTTACGTCCAATATGTCAGCGGCGGCATATTTTGTTGCGACATCGGGCATTACGGCTGGTGAAGTCGTCAATGTTTCCGGTGTCACGCCCAATTCTTACAACGGCACTTTCACCACTGCAGCGACTGGGAATGTATCTGGAGCCGACTATTTTGTGGTTTCATACCCGACCCCTGCATCGGGCATAGCACGCCAATCGGCAGTCACCTCCACTAATGGTGTGGTAACCGTTAGTTTCACATCCGTAACGGGTGGAGCAACAGCAATCAACGACCCACTTGGAACGGGATTCTTAAATTCCCATCCCACCAATACTCCCGTTCTTGGCGGTGCTGATTTTGGCACCGTCGCCGCCCTTGGTTATCGTGCATCACCGTCAATAATTGGAAGCAATCCTTCAAGCCCCACTAATGCCACCGTTGAGGCACACACAACCCTTAACCAACCGTGGCTAGTGTCGGGCAATAATGGAACTGCCAACATTTCCACCACCCTTACCGACAGCGCATCTGCTGGCTCTACTACTTTGAGTATTGCTAAAAAAGACGGATTTCCCAAGGCATACCCCACCCTTACCCGAAAAAATGTGGCATTTCTACCACCCAAATTGGGACGACTCAACGGGTCTTTGGAGGCTGGTTCTATTGGAATTCCACTAGCCGTTAGTGATTCCATTCCGAATAGCACGCCCTTTTCTGTCACCCTCGGCACGGAAACCGTTGTCGTGGGCAGTATTAACAACAGCAACGGTTCTATCAACTTGACGGCGTATTCCTTTACCGGAACAACAGCAAGTGGAACCCCAACAACCATTTCCGGCATTGTCGCCTCGGCTTTCTCTTACCTAACAGCCGGTCAAGGGATTGTGGGTGGTGGAATACCTGCCGGAACAACCATTTCTACGACGGCTTCGGCTTCTGGAAGTATTACGATTTCCCAAGCGGCGACGGTCACCTTTGGAACACTCATTTTCACCCTTGCTACTTCGAAAACACACAGCGACTTGACACCCGTCACTCTAAAGGCGATGCCGGTTGGGATTCAGTACACAACATTGGAAGTGCCTTATGTCTGGTTACTACAAAACCTGTCGGTGGGTGCGACATATTCATCATTTTCCACCACACCACTAGGGTGCAATTTGTCAGCCGGAACGGCTTTTTATTTACAATCCGGCAATTACGGTCAAAGGGTTTTTCTAACCGCTTCTGCCGCCGCAGGGTCGACCACTCTTCTTATAAACAATGGGTCTGGTGGTTCATTCACCTCTGAATACAACTACGCCGCAACAACGGCTTCGGCTGGCGTGATTACAAATCCGGGCGCATACTTGACTACTGGAACTGGTGCATTTTTTAACGACCAGCAAACCATGATTATGTCTCAAAATAACAACTATCAGCAATTGACGGTGGCACGAACTGTGTCACAAAATACCCAATCCGTTTCCTTTGAGGCGTTTAGCCCCAACTACGCATACGACTCTACCGCCCTTGTTTTTGCCCCATACCCTGTTTCACTAGATGCGGGGGAAGCGTTAGAAACCGTTTACCCCATCACACTACCCGTTTCGCAATCGGGCGATGGTTATTCTGGCCCATTTACCGTAACGGTTTTTTCACCACTTATCAAGAGCCACACACAGGGAGCGTCGTTCCAATATTGGGCTTGGCCTGACAGTCCCAATATTGGTGACGTTACTTACCGACCCGACCTTGACGAATTCTTTATGTATGATGGTTTAGACTGGAGGCTTTCCCGTATCTTGGGGATACAGGGGGTCTACGGTATGTTAGGTGCAACCAATGGCTAGTAGCCACAAGTTTTCGTTTCAAATGCTTGACCCTTTGACGGGGGCTTTCACCACCGACGACAGTTTTGTTAGCACAAAATCAACCGCTTACGCCACTCAACAGGGCGGTATTCGTTCCAAAGACCCCAATGGCGACGAGTGGACACAAAAAGCATTAAGCCGAGCCATAGTAAAACAAACGGCTTCTATTCCTCAAAATCAAAGCGTTGGCTTTCGTTCTGTTGGCGTTCAGGCAACATTCAAATCAGCACCGACAGTGAGCCAAGTTTCGGTTGCTCCGGCAACGCAGTTGACCTTTACGGAGGGTGCTGAAAACGACATTAGTTGGGTTTACAAAGACTTTGACAACGACCCCCAAACGCAATGGTCGGTGAAAATCTTTGACCAATTTACATACGAATCCGCTACTTTTTCAGCCGATAATTCTGCCCCCATTTGGCAACAGTCGGGTAGCGATGCCAGCACGTCTATTTCACTAGACAGTTATTTGCCACAAATCACGGGAACCACTGCTTACAACACGGGTTTTGTCGACGGTGGTGTTTATTACATTGCCGTTAAAGCCGCCAAAGACCACAACCAAACACCATTTTGGAGCAGTTGGGCATACCTGCAAATTACCGTTTTCATTGACCAGCCCAAGCCCCCTCTTATGTCGGTTTACACCAACACTGCTCAGGCAAGTAATACTCTTGTAATACAGTCGTCGGACAACCTGCTCGGTGACAACAATGGTGGAATGGCGCAAACCATTGGCGATTGGCGAACGACCACTAGAGACACCGCCCAAACAAGTGTCTTCTACGGACACACGGCTACCACCAACACAAATGCCCTTTCGGCTGGCACATACATCACCACCCTCAATGTCGGTTCTACGGGCTATCTAGCCACCGTTGGTGGGCTTTTGGCGGGCGCAAGCACGGGAAACACATTTACCGTTTCTGGTAAAAACGGAACATTGACCGCTGCAAACGGATTTCCAATTTCAGGAACCTTTTGGGTGACTATTGGTAGTGAAAACATTTTGGTAACAAACGGTATGAACGGCACAACAACTACGCCAGATACTTTTACCATTGTTTTACGCAACTACAACCCATACACAAACACTGGTGGTTCGGGAACGGCACACAATCAGTGGTCGCCCGTCATTATTGGACTTCAAAACGACATTTTTACCGGCTCGGCAGGGGAACTGGTTTACACCTACGACGTGACAATGTATGGCAAGCCAATTGCTACTCCCGGCGTAGTTCGCTGGACTGCAATTGGCGCAACCGCTACGTCTGACGCAGGCAACCCTGGCAATATCACCTCTCTTGAAATCACGCAGGGGGTTGACCCCCAGCACAAAAACGAGCGTAATTATTTTTGGGTCAAAGACCCCGGCAACTTGCTGAAGGCAAATATGTCCGTATACCTTAACTATGCCAAGTGGCGTACAAGCATTACAAAGATTACATGGATAAACAACCCAAACGGCGGTGGTGGGCAGTGGAAGCGTCAAACAACGATAGCCGCCCTTGAACACCCGTTGCTGCCGAGCCAAACCATCAAAATCGGCAATACTTATGGTTTAGGTGAAGCCGTTACCATTAAGTCTGTAGCCACCGACCAGATACAAAACGCAGCACCCACCCTTGTTGGGAACACCACGGGTAATATATCCGGCGGGCCGGGTAAGCCCATTACCCAAATTGACGTTCACATGGCTACCGACGGGTCTGGCTTGGGCGGTTCTGGCACCCAAAATGTCAATGGAACCACCAAGACTGGCACCAAAATCCGCATTATTGCTCCAAACGGCAATTTTATTGATGCTGAAGTCGCTAAAGACGTTCACTGGGCAGGAAAGCGTCAGGGTGCGTGGTTCTGGGGTTGGGATAAGGTCACCATTCACATTAAGCCCATTTCTTTTTGCAAGCAGTTCAAACAAAACATTTTTAGCAACAACACCGGAGCCTATTTCCAAATTCCCGATGGAAGTCGTGTCCAAATCCACGGGGCGTATTCTCCCAATCCCGTCAAAAAAGTAACCCTTACGCACGACTACGGTCAGGGGCAATTCAAGGGAATTGTTCTTGGTAAGGGCGACCACCTTATTGTTCCACAAACGGCAAAATTGCCCTCTTACGGATATGCCGGAGGACACTCCGCTTCTGCCATTTCACCAACTACTTACACAACCCCACAGTGGCAGGAATCACGCACCCAGACACTCAATTTCACCATTGACCACTTAACCGACAAACCGCCAATTCCTTTTCGTAGGATTGCCCTACCAACATCGGGAACGGCTTTCCCTTCCTTCAACTCATTAGTGGTGACGGTTCCGCAATTTAATTGTTCGTTTGCTAATGGGTCAAGCACGATTTCAGCACTTTCCAACTCTGATGCAGCCAGCCTTGTTGTGGGTATGGCGATTACGGGAATCGGCATACAGAGTGGCACAACGGTTACTTCTGTTTTGGTAACCCCCACTGGCAATTCCATCGGTATCAGCCTGCCGACAACGACAAGTGCCAGCGCACGCCAAATTACAGTTGCCGTAGCGTCAAATGCCTACCAAGACTACGAAGTGGTCATGACTGGTGTTCCCATAGGAACAACCATTATTTCCAATACGGCTTTGTCGGGAACAACTTTCACTATCACCCTTTCGGCAAGTGGGGTCGTACCCGTTGCCTCATACAATCCGTCGACCGGGGCACCCGTTTACAACACTGTTGGGTCAGCGTCGTTCATTCCGCCAAATGCTCACGTTATTCCAGCAGGCTCTACGTCTATCCCCGTTTGTCCCGTTCAGGTGAACTTCAACTATCCCTTTCAATGCCCTGTTCGCATCCAATATCCGGCTCTTTATGGCGACAACGCACTATTTATCAAGCCGCTTGCCGCCGGAAGCACCAACACTTCGGACATTTCACTAGTAAAACTAGCAAATGTGTCTTGGACTTCAACCAATAATGTTCCGGTGGTGGCTGGTCAGCGATACGGTTTGGCTGGTTTTAGTCGTAATGTTGTTGGAACTGGAACGCCAGCCTTTACGCCATACATTGACTGGTACAACGAAGTCGGTGATTTGCTCGCCAGTTCGTCTGGTCGCCACAGCATCACCACCCCGTACTTCACTGGCAACCTAAGCGGAAGCACAACCATTGGTTCTGTTTCCACCACAACGGGTCTTGACGTTGGCAATGTTTTGTCGGGTCAGGGCATTCCATCTGGCGCATACATCGTTTCTATTAGTTCCAATTCCATTGTTATCAGCAGTGCCGCCACCATTACAAAATCTGGTGTAACTATTTCCAATAGCACGAGCCTGCTACCCGGTGCGCCAATTACCTTTACGGGAACTACGTCAACCGCCTCAACCACAATGACTAGCGTTTCCAGCACAACGGGTTTGGTGGTTGGACAATACGTTTACGGTTACGGCATCCCAACCGCAACCAAGATTGCTTCCATCGGTTCTGGGCAAATCACCCTCTCCGCAACACCCACAATCGCACAAACGGGTGGCACGTTCCGCATTGCCTCAACAGGATTTCCAATTGGCGAAGTGGGTGGTACTTTTTACTACTCTCCAAATGGTCAGTGGGGTCAGAACTGGACACCTAACGCAATAACGGGAACCGCCCCGACGGCTCACGTTATTGCCAGCGCCGCCACGTTTAGTGGTTCTGGTTCTACGGGAACATACAGCGTTCCTGCTGGAATAACAACTGCACTTTCCGCAGGTGCGGTTATTGTTGACGGCAACGGTTTCACCACAACCCTTACTGCTTCCGCATCTGTCAGTGCAACGTCGGTCAGCGTTCGCTTTAATTCCCTGCCCTCTGGCGGTAGCACGGGCTTGTTCGCCAGTGCTACTCGTGCCGTTCCACGTTTTCAGTGGATAAACGCTATTGCCGATGACGTATATGCCTTGTGTTCGGTTATGTTCCGTGCTTTGACCCCAAATCTGCCAAACAGCAACTACGTTGCACTCAATACGCAAATAGATAACCTGCAAGTTCCCGTAGCGTCGGCATCGTCGGGATACTCGTTTGACTCTCTGGTCATTAATTCCACCACTAAAACCAACGGTTCAGAAAGCATTTTCCTACTTGACCCAAGCATGGACTACGGAACAAGAGAAGTGGTGAAGGGCAAGAACAACCAAATTCTTTGGACTTCCCTCACCTCCGCCGTTGCCGCTGGCGATACAACGATTTCACTAAACATCAACGAAAACTTGGCATCTGGCGGAACCCTTGTTGTCGGCTACAACACAGCCAACGCTGAAACCGTAACTATTGCTTCTGGTTGGGATGGGAACAACCCCATTCCCCTCAGCGCACCCATTTTTTACAACCACCCCATCAACGACACGGTGTATGGATTTACGGTTGGTGTTAGCAACGGCGTTATTCAGCCACAGGCAACGGGAACGCCCGTTGCGGTATTCAACTGGAACACCGACGGCTGGATAAACACGCCAAAGGCACACTACGGTTTGACTATTCAGCGCAGTGAAGACGCTGGCAAAACTTGGGTCACGCTCCGTGATGGTGGAAACGTATCTGTCAACTCACAGGGCATAGCAACCATTACCGACTACGAAATCACTCCGGGCGCACAGCAGTTGTACCGTTCGTGGGCTACTTGGACTTCACCATCCGCACAACAGTGGCAGGGAGAGCCAACGGGTTCTCTTACCGCACCCATTATGGCGAACACTCAATGGTGGATTTCCAGCACCAGCAACCCTGCGTTGCGTTATCCGTTGCTTGTTCAGAACGCCTTTAGTGAAACCCAGAAGCACACGTCTGGCGTAATGTATCCGCTTGGCTCACGCTACCCAATCACCATCGCTGGTGTGGTCGGTGGTCGTGACGGTTCTATTGACGTTATTTGGAACGACCTGCCCAACTGGCAGAACTTCCTTGACTTCCTACGCTTGGGCGAAATCTACATTTTGCTTAGTCCGGTGGAAAACAAGAAGTTCTACATCTTTATCAACAGCGACGTAACGTGGGAAAACAACGCATCGTCGCAACCGTGGCGCAAAGTTACTATTCCCTACGTTGAGACAGCACCGCCGAACTACGGCTACACCTACGGGAACTAGTCGTGTACGCCATGAGTCAAAAAATGAGCCAATCCCTTCAAGGGTCGCACCGCCCAATGATTTATGTCGGGGTTGTTTCTATTGACGGTGTGCAAACCTACATACCCGTTGATGACGGCTCGGTAACCGTTGACCGAACCAGCCAAGATGTGCGACGCACCCTTAATTTCACTACGGGCGCACAAAACTTAGTGCCGCTCGCCAACAACGACCCACTTCAAATTTACGGCAACCACGTCTATGCCTATCGTGGCGTGGTGTGGAACCTTGATGAAATTGACCAAAACCTTTACACGGCAAAGTTGCCCTTGTCTAAAGAGTGGCGTGTTCCAGCAAACGGGGCATACGAACTTGTGCCTCTTGGAGTGTTCCGAATCAACAAGGTTTCCATTGACGAATCAGAGGACAGCAACATCAAGATTTCGGTAGATGCTTCCGACGTTTCATCAAACATTGGTAAAAACCACTGGACTAATCCGGTTACGGTTTGGAAAACGCCCTACTCGGTTCCCGTAGCAAAAACGGACACCACACCGGAAGCGCACTACTCGGCAACCAGCACGCAAGAAGCAATCAAAATGCTCATTACAGACCGTTGGCCTCTGAACAACGCTTTTGGGCCTCCAACCTTTAACTTCTCTGGCATTGCCGACAAGAACCTAAACAAGCCCGTTATTATGGGTAGCCAAACGGTTTCCACTAGCGGTTCCAACTCCCCGTGGACGGACATTACGGCTCTCGCTACCGCCCTCAACGCCGAACTGTTTGTTGATGCTGATGGAGCATTTAACTTGCGTAGCGTGCCCGACCCCAACACCGTTCCTGCCGTATGGTCATTTCTAGATGGCGAAGGTGGGCTTTTGACTAAGGCGACGAGAGAACTTTCAGACTCCAAAGCCGTGAACTACGTCATTGCCACAGGTGAAAACACGGGCGCAACCACGCCACTGCGTTCTGTTCAGACGGACAATGACCCAAGTTCACCTACTTATTACAAGGGAACATTTGGTCGTGTTGTTGGCATGGAACCTGGTAGAAAAAAACTAACCACACAAGCCGAAGTGGATAACGCAGCCAAGACTTACCTGAACTGGTTTGTTGGTGGCGACGAAAGTACCACCATTGAGGGTGTGGTGAATCCAGCCCTTGATGTGGGCGATGTAATTCGTGTGCGACGACAGAAAATCGGTATATTTGACCACGCCGCCGTTGAATGCCAACTAGGGGCAGACATTCCATCCAACCCCACACAACCTTTGACGCAGTTGGTAGTGAAATCTGTTTTGAAAGATATATCTGCTGGCACAAAACTGTTGATTACTACCAACTATGGCAACCAAGCCCTTACTGTGGATAAAGCGTGTAAGGCTGGCTCTACTATTTTGTATGTGGAACCTTTTTCACCAACGCAGAACTACCGCAAAGATGCCATTGTCTGTCTCGGCGCAACCCCTACCGACGGTGCGGTGAACTACTACATTGACAAATTGGAAATCCCCTTGGGTCTAGATAAGACTATTTCCATCACCGCCCGTGAGCGTCGTGTCGGAACCAAGAAGGACGCAGTTCGTATTGCGGAGTACTCGCAGTAATGGGAACGGACTTTCGGGATTTAGCCAACTCTCTTGTAAACAACAAGCAGTTTCACCTGCCCGCCGTCGACACTTGGCGCATGGGTGTAGTTGCTGGGTACGACCCTGCCTACAACTTTGACAGCGCAAGCGGTGGCTACCCTGCGGTCAGCGTTCGGTTGGCTGGCGACGAACGAATGATGCACGGCTTTCGTTTCAGCGAACATTACATACCAAACTTGGGCGATACGGTTTGGGTGGTTATCAGCCCCGACGACGGCTGGGTTATGGGTTCGCTACACAATCACGCCTCTAACACTGGTGGAAAACGCTCTCCCATGACCCTCCTGGGTCAAGCCTCTGCCATTGGCACAACCAACCCTGTAGTTGTCGCACCCATTCTTCCAAATCGCCTGTATCGCATTGAGGGTCAAGTAAGTTTCACTACCACCACGGGTTCGGCAAATTCATACTCCTCCACCACCGCCTACCCTGCTGGCTCTGTGGTTACTTATGGTGGAAACTACTATCAAGCGTCTACGGCACTGTCGGGAAATTGGTCTGTCTTAACCACTTATCAAGTGGGGCAAATCATCAGAAGCACCGACAACGGTTACTACGTTTGTCTAGTGAAAAGCCTTGGTGGGTCTGCCCCAACGGCGACTTCGGCAACTTGGAGCCAGACGGGCGTTTCCGCCGCCTCGCCATCAGCACCGTATTGGACTCAATCAACCAGCGCAGTTCCCGTCGGTCAAATGATTTTGAAGGTATCCCAGCCCGGTAGTTCTAGCCCACTCGTCTTGGGCACTCGTGACGTTCAGAGCAACAGTTCCTACCAAATGACGGGGATTCAGCAGTGGTCTGCTACCAACAGTGCCTTGTGGTCAAACAACGCATGGACTACTCATTACCCCAACAGTCAGTATGCGTGGACTTTGGAAGTCAATTCTTTGTCGGCTAACCACTCGCAGGTGAACGTGGCAAGTAGCCAAATTGGTATTTACGATATGGGCGTTGCCACATAACGGGATTTCCAAATCACGGTTGTATCATTCTGGTATGGCTCAACCATACGTCATTGGTGCAATCATCGCCGCCGTTCCAGCAACCCTCACCTCAATAGCGGCGTTGCACGGAATTCATAAAGGGCGCAAAGAGAACACCGACGACCACGCAAAGGTTGTAGACGGACTTTCCAAATTGGGAATTCGTATGGAACGTTTAGACACTCGCATTGAGAGTGTGGACATCAAAGTGGAAAAGACCGACCTACGCTTTGACGTTATTGAGGATAAGATAGAGCGTCACCTTGGATGGCACAGAACCCAAGCCGAATTGGACTTGGAACAATCACTAAAGAAGGATGTTCCCTATGGCTTCAACCCCAACAACAACTGAATCAGCACCAGCAGTACCGACGATTGACATTCAGGCTTACGGCAAGGACTTGGTGCGCTACGCAACCCCCCTGCTCGTTGGCTATGCGACTACTCTCGCCGCCAAGTCAGGCTTTAATCTGAAGCCACAGGTCGCCTTTGGCTACATCGCCCCCTTTGTTTCTGCCGTCTACTTTGCGGTTATCACTTTCGTGGAAAAGAAGGTTCCGGTTTTAGGTCGCTTGCTCGGCGCAAAGAAGCCAGCCGTCAAGTAGTAGTATCACCACAGGCGTTGCGATAGGCACGCACAGTGGCCGTCTTAGAACGGCGAAATCCCCACCTACCCAAATAAGGGCTGGTGGGGATTTCTATTTCGTAGCGCAGTGCCGTGCTACGAAGTTGCTCTAGTGAGAGTGGCGGGCGGAGAGGAAGCCACCCCCACTAGAAGCGATTTTAATTACTCGGACACCTTTACGCTTGTGCTGATTCCGCCCTCAACAGGCGCAAGACCGTCAATGGCGACACCAGTAGTCGGGTCAAGAACTGCGCCTTCGGCGTAGTCAACACCCTGCTTGATAACCGCAAGGTTTGCCTCACGCTTGGTGCGAACCCAATCGCCGTGACCGTTGGCTTCAGCCCACGTCAAGAATGCGTCAAGGTCGGTAACTTCAACCTTTGGCGATACGACACGGCTCGTCACCTTGCCGTCGGGGAAGTCCAGCGACTTGCGACCATCAGCGTCGTTCTCACGAACACGCATAAGGTAGTCACCCAAGATACGCTCAAAGTATTCAACGGTCTGACCATTGGCGACGGTGTTCTGCTCAACCCAAGAGTTGATACGGTCAAGTTCGACCTGTGCCTGTGCATTCACCACGTCAATACGACGCTGTGCCTGTGCCAACCGACGCATAGCCCAAAGAGCCTCGTCGTCATTGTTAATAGCAAAGGCGTTGCCGTAGTCAAAGCCTTCGGGCTGTCCAATAGTTGCCAGAAAATCCTCTAGCGACTGTTCCATCATTTCGTTTGGCATTTTGCCTCTTTCTTTAATCGGTTAACTTCGTTGATACAACTTTAGCGTGGTTTAGTCACGCTGTCAAGTCTTTAACGAACGGTAAGTTCGTTGGCGTACTTGACGGCTGACTCAAATCGGTCAAATGGGTAGCGACCACTACCAAAGACGACGGTGTAACGACGCTCGTAGCCTTTTGGGTTTTGATTCACGATGATAGTTGCTCGTGGCTCATCGCCGTAAATGAGTGCGTCTTCACGTTGCGCCTTGTTCTCAACGTCGGGGTCGTATTCGTATTCCATAATGGTTTCCTTTTGTCTGTTATCTGCTACTCAACCAGCATACAGTATGGGTGCGACAAAAGCAAGTCACCGCCAAAAGCCCTACAAACAAAGGGCAAACGGCATACTTGACGACGGTGTAGTTGGCGGCTACACTGCGAGGTGACGACTCCGACGATGTGTTAGAGCAGATTAGAAAAGAGAACCAAATGTCCTTATTCACCAAAGCCACAAAGGCGCAGGCGAAAGCCCGTGTTGCCTTTTGTGGGCCGAGCGGCGCAGGCAAGACCTATTGGTCGTTGCTATGGGCTAAGAAGTTGGCAGACGGAGGCAAGATTGCCTTTATCGACACCGAGCGCAGTTCAGCGTCGTTGTATGCCGACAAGTTTGACTTCGACACCCTGTCGATGTCACCGCCGTATCACCCTGACCGTCTGATTGACGCTATCAAAAACGCTGAAGCCGAAGGCTATGCCGTAATCGTGATTGACTCCCTCACTCACTTTTGGCAGGGCAAAGGTGGCGTTCTTGAAATCGTGGACGAGGCTAAGGGTCGCTTCGGTGGCAATCAGTACATGGCTTGGGGCGTGGGAACACCACTCCAGCAGGCGATGGTTGATGCGCTACTCGCCTTTAACGGTCACGTCATTGTGACCATGCGTTCCAAGACCGAATACACGATGGAAAAGAACGACAAGGGCAAGACCGAAATCAAAAAGGTCGGTATGGCTCCCCAACAGCGTGACGGTATTGAATACGAATTCACGTTGGTTTTTGACGTGGACATTCAGCACCGTGCCGTTGCGAGCAAAACCCGTTGCGACACTCTCGCAGACCGTTCGTTCCAGCCCAACGCCGCCGAAGAAGCCAGCGACATTTTCTTGACTTGGCTTACCGCAGGTGACCCGTTGCTGACACAAAACGAGCGTGACGCTATCGACAACCGAATCAAGAAACTGACCCCTGCCCAACGCCGTGCGCTTGGAGCAGAGTGGGCACGACTTGGTTTGCCAAAGGTGAACGCCATGACCGAAGGTCGCCACGCCGAAGCCCTTGCCCTAGTTGCGAGTGCCGACACGCTGGTTGAGGAAACTTCCGACGAGGAAGTTCCAGCCTAAAGTTCCCTCAGAGGGGTCTAAAAGCCCCGTGAGCCGATTTTATCCCCCTTGTGTGTGGTTAGCCATACCCAAGGGGGATTTTGGCGTTTAGGGCTATCCTGCACCGTTCACCAAAAGTGTGTAGAGTGCTTACTCTTTACGAGAGGAGCATTTAGTGTCCATCCGACGCTCGCCATCACAACTGCGAAAGAACTTTACGGTTATCAGCAACCGCACCCTTGCCGACGAACGATTGTCGTGGGAAGCACGGGGTTTGCTTGCCTACTTGCTGTCCAAGCCCGACAACTGGCGAGTGAGCGTCAAGCACTTGGTCAAAATCAGCCCCAACTGTGGTCGGGTCAAGACCTACCGAATCATCAAAGAACTAGAGGACTACGGCTACTTGACGCAAGAGCAGACCCACGACGATGGTGGAAAGTTTGGCGAAATGGAACGGGTTGTTCACGAAATCTGCTTGGGCGATGAGCCGAGCGTTTCCCCCGACGATAGTGAAATCACCGTAGTTCCAAAAACCGTAAGCGGTTCAACCGCATACGGGTCAACCGCTTACGGCAAACCTGCTCCTATAATAAGAACTGAAGTAAAACAAGAACTGATAGAAACAAGAACTGATTTCAATACTTCTACATCACCCCTACGGGGCGATGGAAAAAAAGCCGCCGAGCCAAAACCTTTCACCAGCGAATTTGAGCAACTGTGGGCTATCTATCCACGCCGTATCGCCAAACAAGTTGCCTACAAGAAAGTGGTTACAAGGCTTCGGAGTGGGGTGAAGTTAGAAACCCTACTGAGTGCGACAATTGCCTATGCTGAAATCCGGCAAGGGCAGGATGCAAGTTTTACACTTCACCCAGGTACTTTCTATGGCGACGGTTTGCGCTACGAGGACTACCTAGAGGGCGGAACGGCAGTGGTGGAATCCCGACAGCCAAAACCCAACGGTGCGTATTCCGACATTGAGGCATTTCTACAGAGGGGTGAGTAATGGATAGAAAAGACACAGCCAGAGTCTGCGCCGTGCTGAAGGCGGCTTTCCCCGTCTGGCAAACCACGCCAGAAACCATTGAGTTGTACCACGCCATGCTTCAGGACTTGGATAGTGAAATAGTTATGCGTGCGGTGCAGAATTGGATTTTGACGAGCGAGAAGTTTCCAACCATTGCTGGAATCCGTAAAGCCTGTGCCCAAGTCGCAGGAGTTGTTCCGATTACGGCTGGTGAAGCGTGGCAGGAAGTCCGACGTGAAATGGAACACGATGGGCGCAAAAGTTTCAGCGACGACGACACGACGTGCTTGACCCGTGCGGTCTGCGATTCGCTTGGCTGGTGGTTTTTGCGTAGTGGTGATGCGTCGGTGGTCACTTCGCAGTTTGTTCGTGAATACAACCGGCGTGCTGAAATGATAACTACCGAAATCCTTAGTTCTGCCTCGTTTGAAATAGGCGCACAAAAAGTCGCCCTACCACACTCAACTGTGGTAAAGTCTCTATCGGCATAGAAACCATAACCAATAGGAGCAAAGACCATGACGGATGAAACACCAAGCGTTGAGACAACGCCAACTATTAAACCCAAAACCGGCTGGAACGGTTTGACCACTAACGCCAAGGTTGCGATTGGGCTTGTTGCTCTCGTTCTCTTGATTACCGTGGTGATTGGGGCATCTGGTGGTAGTGGCAACACGACCCCAACCAGCGACACGACCCCAACGACCATTAGCCTCTCTGAGCAGTGGAACACATGGAAGTCAACCGCACAGCCGATTATCAGCCAAACGCAAACCGACTACACGCAAGCAACAGCCGATTTGACGAATGGTGATTACAACGCCTCCGTTCAGGACTTTGCAACTTTGTCGCAGGACGCTAACACAATCAACGGTTTGGCGAACAGCCCCGACACGGCGGTCAACGCCGCTATTCAAGCCACAGCAGGCGATTTACAGCAGATTGCTTCAACGGGTATTGCCGCTCTGTCCTCTAACGACATCACCACTTTCCAAAAGGCAGTCGACCAATGGAGTGTTGACACAAACACGCTGGCTACCGCTATCGAAAACGCCAACAACACTTACTAGTGTGGTGGGTGGTGATGTGGGCGTGGATAGGTGGGAACTTAGCCTCGCTCGCATTGCTCTCCGTTGCCTACACGATTGGCGAGTGGCGTGACCGACGAAGTAAAGCGTTGTAGGGCTTGTCGGGAAATCAAACCAATATCTGACTTCACCATGAGGCGTGACGGCTCTGGCAAATACGCCATCCGTTGCGACGAATGCGAGAACGGCAAGAAGAATCAAAAACGAAATGACTCTCAGTCACGTCAGCGTGATAAGCAGAGTAATAAGTTTCAACGTGGTAGCACGCTAAAACGAACACCACTCAAACAGGTGAGCGACAAGCGACGTGAAGTCAACAAGCAACGCAAAGAAGTGCTGGAAAACCATTTTGGCCCACGAGACAAATGGGTCTGTTCTGTCTCACACCTGATACCGACTCAATGTTGGGGTGCGGTGAACGGTCATGAAATACTTAGCCGAGCAAGGGCTGGTAGAACTGACGAGAATTTGCTGGACGTATCGGGCATTATCCTCGTCTGTAATCACCACAACACTTGGATAGAGGATAACCCTGCGGAAGCCCACGCACTAGGTCTAACTAAACATTCGTGGGAGTAGGATGGGGGTCATGAGCGACCCCTCACACCTTCCTAAAATCACTGCTATCGGTGAAATCAAGCCCGGATACATTGGATTTTCACGCACAACGGGCGTTCTTGGTCGTCTTATTCAGGTTGGTGAAAAGTGGAAGTTTGGCGACGGGGAATACAATCACGCTTTTGTCGTTGTCTCTCTCGGCTCTAGCCATGACGATGTGTGGATTGTCCAAGCCACGCTGAAAGGCGTAATTCTTTCACGCATGGAGGATTTGTACCCAACGACTAGTGAAATCTTACTTGTGCCACCACCGAGCGAATGCGACCCCGAAAAAGTAGCGGTTTTTGCCCACGAACAGGTTGGTGCGCCTTACGGACTTTTGTCTGATGTGTGTATTGCCGTTGACATCTTGACACCCGTGTGGTTCTGGTCTGTTCGTCGTAACGGAACTTGGATTTGCTCTGCCCTTGCCGCCGAATCTTTGCGCTATGCTGGGATGCTGGAAAATTGGCCAGATATTTACGGCGTTACCCCCACCCAACTAAAGAAACGAATTTCCAAATGAATTATGCACAAATTTTAGTAAAACACTTGCGTCAAGACCAACTAAGTTCTAGTATGAACGATGTAAACCGTGCTTCTCTCCGCAAGAAAAACGCTGAACGGCGAGAGGCACACAAAGCAATGGGGAGGTAGGTATGCCCTTGTCCGACGACGCATACAACAAGTATTTTGGGAAATGGCCCGCCAACAACAAAGACATTTCCAAATGGATTTTGGGTCATCAGCCCCAAGCACAACACGAAGAACCTAAACGCTCTAGCGGTCAGTTCATCTACACTCCTCACGATTGCGAATTACCCGACCTTGCTGAAATCGCTGTTGGCTCTATCTGGGCTTGTTACGGATACCGCAACGGACGTATGTGCTACGACCAGTGGATTATTGCCGTTGGTGAAAATAACAATAAGTCGTGGCAACTCTTTCGACGGAACATTTAGTGCCCCCAAAGAAAAAGGCAATCACCCCTCACAACGAGGGCAAGCACAGCGTTTCGGTTTACGAATACAAATCAACCATGATGAACACCACCTTGTACGAACCTGTTTGTACTTGCGGTTGGTCAAGTCCTCGCTATATGACCAAGGCACTAGCACAAGGGATTGCTGAAAACCACGCCAATAACCCCGATTTGTAAATCCTGTTGTAGCCTTTGGGGTAGATAAACACCGAAAGGACTTTCCAATGACTTCAGGCTTTCATACCAACGAGTTGCTGAAATCGGCATCAAACTACCATCCCGTTGCTAAAGGCGACCTACCCGGACACTCCTTCCACGGAAATCAGTACACGCAGATGGCAAGTGAAATCTCCATCAGAGCAACCAAAGTTGCGAGTAAGCCTTCCGAGGGGTATGACAAAGAGGGGCGTGATGTAGCGCACCGTGTACTTGCTCGTGACCACGAGCGTATGGCAGAGCGTCTCCTCGGTGGCGACCGGGTCCCTAAGCACGGTGTTGCGAGTGGTCAGGGCGAAGCAGTAGATAAGGCTATTCAGGCTCACTTACAGGCTGCCGCATTACACCACGCTGCTTCTGCTGTTGCCTTGTTGCCTCGGCGTGAGAGCGAATACGGCGAGGATGCATACATTTCTCAAAAGCAGGGTCACTCTGACCACTTGACTGATTTGGCAACGCAAGCCAGCGTTGATGCCCTTGCCGCTACCGCCAAAATCTAACAAGTAAGGACTAGTGAAATGACATCAGGCTTCCACACCAGTGAACTTCTAAAGTCAGCCAGCAACTACCCCATCGCTAAGGGCGGTCCCGGTAGCGGAGCGCAACCCGGACACCCCTTCAACGGAAACCAGTACACGCAGGGGGCAGGTGGCTCTCCAAGTCCACAGCAGCAATACCACAGCCACCTTTCAGATGTTCATAGGCAGAAGTCACAGGAAGCCGAACGCACGGCAGACCAACGCCACGCAGAGGGGGACATTGAGGGGGCTAGGGGCTATCAGCAACTTGCAGACCTCCACGCCGATGCCTCGGAAGCCCACACCCGTGCATCTATCGCCAACACTCCCGAAGCAACCAACGAGGCTGGCTTGGCAACGGGAGCGGCTCGTCGTCAGCGTGACCTGCTAGAACCATCGCCCTCAGAGCGTCAACTTTCAGAATAACAAGGACTAGTGAAATGACTTCAGGTTTTCATCCAAACGAACGCTTCTCCATTGCTTCGCTACTGAAATCTGCCAGCAACTACCCCATTGCTAAGGGTGATTTACCTGGACACCCATTTCACGGTAACCAATACCAAGAGGGTCAGTCAGACGGTAGTACTCAGTTAAATGAACACCAGCGTGTTAATCCAAGCGACCGTGAAGCAGTCAAAGAGTACAAACGCCAATACGCTCGTGGGTGGCGTTCCGGTGGTGCTGAAGGGGCTTTGGATAGGGCAGATGACCGCAATGAGCCTGACGCTTGGTATGACGGCTATCATGACTCAGGTGAACGCCCTCGTTTTGTTAATCAATCGGGCTTTCACAGGATTACTGGCGAGAAGGTTTTTTAATTATGTCCGGCTTCACCACTAACGAACTTCTGTACCCTCTCACCAAGGGTGACATCATGGGTCACGCTTTCCACGGTAATCAGTACAGTTCTGGCGTTTCCGACCACGTTAAGGCTGGTGAAAAGGCTGAAAAACGTGGAGACACTTACTTGCGTAATGGTCGCTGGGAACACGCACAAGCCTCGCACAAAGAAGCATCGCAACACTTTCTCAACGGCAGTAAACTTGAACGCTCTAACGGCGGAAGCAAAATTGACGAGTTGGCACAACGAGCCAAAGACAATGAATCAAAGGCAAGTTTGGCCCGTGACGTTATCGGGGCTAACAAACAAAACTAAAGTTAGTGAAATACCCCTAGTAGGCTGGTCGCATGACCATCATTGCTGGCTACCACAATAAAAAAGAAGCGTGGATAGGTGGCGATTCTGGCGCATTTGACGAGGATTCCGTTGTCCTGACCGAAACAAAGGTTTGGAAAGTTGACGACTACTTACTGGGAGCCGCTGGTGGGTTTCGCCTTGCTGAAATCGCTTACGACAGCCAAATAGGCGACCCTTACAAACTTCGTGACTATCTAGAGTGCTGGTGGAAAGATAACGCCCCCGTTCAGTCTGAGAATGACACCGACATACTGGTTGTCAGCACCGCAGGGATTTGGATTCTTGGAAACGATTTCTCGGTTGTCCGTTGTCGGGAGTCCTACGGAACCGTGGGTGCTGGTGGTTTATCAGCACTATCGGCGTTCTACGCATTAGAAGGCGTGACAATGACGGGCAAAGACCGCCTTACCACAGCCTTAAAGGCGACGGCGTATCACACCAACAAAGTTCGTGCGCCCTTCAAAGTTATTTCACTATGACCAAGAAGCAACCAAAGTCATGGACTTTGGAATACGGGGAACGCCCGTGGACACTCAACAACGAACGAACGTGGCATCACCACAAGCGAGCCAAGATAGTCAAAGAGTGGCGTGACGCTTTCTGCGAACTAGCGCAAGAGGCGATGATTCCGCATTTAGAGCAGGTGGAAGTTATTGTTCGCCCGTATGTCCTCAACGCACGCTACCGACAAGACACGGGCAACTGTTTTCCAGCACTAAAGGCGGCCGTGGACGGTGTGGTTGACGCTGGGGTTTTGATTGATGACAACGCCAAGATTGTGACAAAAATCACGTTTCTAGCACCCGAAATGGGTCGTGATGGCTTTGAAATCACAATTGTTGCGATACAATAGTTATCCACACCTGACCCCCAAGTGTGCAAAACCGTCGGAGCATCTACATTTCACTAGCCCCTGTTGATAAACTACCCTCTATGGACAGGAACGCTACCCCAAACGGCAACCAGCAGGAAGATGTTGACTCTTTCTACGAATTGGAAATTGTGCCAAACCCTAGTGAAATAAGTAAAGCACGCCTACGCCATCCGTCTAACCAGCCAAAGAACTAACACCACCTACACTAACCCGACTACACTCAAACCGAAAGGATTTCCAAAATGCCACTAGACCCAATCATCCCACTGCCCGACCTTCCCCCTGTCGACGCAAACGAGAGCGCAGAAGTTATTTCCCTGCTTCAGCACATCAAGGACATTTGCAAGCAGATGCGTGAACACGAAAAGAAGGTCATTGAACTTGGCTTAGAGCGTCGTCAGACCGTCACCCGTTTGCGTCAGCACGGCGTGACTTGGCGCAAGATTGCTCAGTGGGCTGGCACTACCGACCAAGCCCTCTACAAACACCACAACCGAGGCAAGTAATACTTGACGGGGATACTAAACCCCGATACAATGTTTGCTTATGTCGTTACCTGATGAACTTTTAGTCAACGCCCTATTGGCTGTCGCACGCAACTGTGACGGTGCGAGCAGTAATGACGGCAAGGGTTTCAACGGCACTGATACTAAGTTTGGCAAGCAGTTAGCCGTAATGCCACCCGAAGTTTGGACTGAGCCTTTACAACGTCATGCGTGGGAAATGCTCCACAAGTATCGTTCACAAATCACCGCCGCTGGTTTGGATTACGACGCTATCCCTGAACCGCCAGACGTTAAAAAGAGCAAGGACGTAAGAGCCATTGATGTCAAGGCTGGCAAGGTCTTGGTGTTTCTTCCCTACGGCGACGTAGCGTATCCCAAGACCGCACTGAGCGCAGTGTGGAACCGTGACCTTCGTGGGTGGCAAGTATCACCAAGCAAGTATGGGTTAGTCCTGTCGTGGGCGCAACGGTTTGAAGTTCCCGTGACAGAGCGAGCCAAAGCAATTCTTGACACGGCTGAAGCCCCTATCGCCCCACACTACATGGGCACTGTGACGCTGGAACACGGTCACCTAGTCGTCAAGTTTGAATACCACCCTGCGATTCTTGACGCTATCCGCACTATCCCCTCACGGCGTTGGAACGCTGAACACAAAGAGTGGATACTCCCCAAAGAGAGCGTCGGCTCAGTTCGCAAAATAGCGAACGAATACAACCTGTTTATGTCGGCTGACGTGAAGCGGTTGCCCGAAATGGACGTTAAAGAAGGCGTGCTGATTCGTGTGAACGATGGGTCGTTCGCACTGTCGTTTGATTACGACGCAAACTTGATTAGCCAAGTGCGACAAATGCCCGGTTCTATCTGGTCGGCAACCAATAGAGCGTGGCTAGTCCCCATTGAGGCGAGCGACGAAGTATTGGCGTTTGTTCAAGAGCGTGGTGCTGTTCTTACGCCCGAAGCCCGACAACTACTCAACGATGCGGCGAGTATGCGTGAAGTCATTGACGCAAGTGCCGCCCACGACGCAGACATCACCATTCCCGGATTCGGCACAGACAAGTTCCAACTGTTTCCATTCCAACGAGCAGGCGTGGCATATTCGCTAAAGCGTATGGGCTACGAGTATCACGACGACAAGTGGAAGCGCATCTTTGACATTGACGGTGGCGTGCTGATTGGCGACGAAATGGGGCTAGGCAAGTCGTGTCAAGGCTTGGCGTTGCTGAAGGCTACGGAGTCGTTCCCTGCCGTTATTGTCTGCCCTGCGAGCCTCAAACTGAACTGGAAGCGTGAGGCTGAACAGTGGATTCCCGGTATCCAAGTCAAGGTTCTATCGGGTACTAGTGGCAACCTACCCGACGCTGATGTCTACGTTATCAACTACGACATTCTTGACAATTGGGTTGACAAGTTTGTGAGCGTAAAGGGCATAGTCCTAGACGAAAGTCACTACGTCAAAAACGGGCGCACGATACGAAGCAAGGCATCCATCCAACTGTCGGACAGGGTTGCTGAAGGCGGTATCCGTGTCTGTCTGTCGGGCACGCCTATCGTCAATCAACCGTTAGAAATAATGACGCAGTTGAGAATTATCTATCGCCTAGACGAACTGTTTGGCGGTGCGACAAAGTTCCGCAACACCTATGGGCGAGCGAGCAACAAGTCGCTTGCGTTGCTGAACCGCAAACTGCGTTCGTCGTGCTACGTCCGTCGGCGCAAGATAGAAGTGCTGACCGAACTACCAGCGAAGCGTTGGTCGCAAATCATTGTTGAGGGTGACCCCAAGGTGATGAAAGAGTATCGGGAAGCAGAGGCGAACATCGTCAAGTATCTGTCCGAACTTGCCATGAAACTTGCCCTAGAGAGTGGTGCTGATACAGAGGAAGCACAACGTGAGGCGTGGCAACGTGCCCTACGAGCGAGAGCCGCCGAACACCTTGTCTCTATCGCCACCTTGAAGCAACTTGCCGCTAAGGCAAAGATGACCGCAGCGAGAGAGTGGATAGACGATTTCCTTGCCCAAGACAAGAAACTTGTGGTGTTCGGTTGGCACAAGGTTGTCGTAGATATGGTCGCAGAGGAATTTGCGAACAACGTCAAGATTCAGGGCGGTATCAGCATTGAGAAGCGTCAGGCGTATGTCGACCTATTCCAAAATAGCGACGAGCAAAAGGTGATTTCGTGCCAGATAAAGGCGGCGGGAGTTGGTTTGACCTTGACCGCCGCTAGTGACGTGCTGTTCATTGAGCAAGGCTGGACACCGGCAGAAATGGAACAAGCCGTTGACCGTTGCCACCGTATCGGTCAGCAAGATTCTGTGACCGGCTGGCTCATGCTCACCGAGAACACCATTGACGAGGACATCGCCGCCCTAATCGACGCTAAGAGGGCTGTGGTGAACCGTGCCATTGACGGTGCGCCAGAGAGCGATGAAGAGGAAGAAACGTCTATGGTCGGTGACCTGTTGGTCAGCCTTGCCGAGCGTGGAATGCGTCAGGCTAGTTAGATACGAGCAAGCCCCCCACATTGGGTAAAAGTGAGGGGCTTCCACGTTTCGCAGTTTGCAGTGTCGGATTGCAAATTGTGTTTCGCCAACGGATTTTCCGCAGGCAAAATCAGCATACATATTTACGATAGGCTGTGTCAAGTCTTTGGGGGTATGGCGCAGTCCGGTAGCGCATCTGCTTTGCAAGCAGAGGGTCGTGGGTTCGATTCCCACTGCCTCCACGAATGGTCAGTAGCACAATGGCAGTGCGCCTCACTGTTAATGAGGTGGTTGTAGGTTCGAGTCCTACCTGACCAGCCAATAGTGAAATGCTTGCGTTAGCGGCTCAACCAGAGTAGAGTGGTCGCTATGTCGACAGCAAAGATTCTCGTTGGTGATGTTCGCAAACGGTTGGGCGAAATCCCGTCGGGGTCGGTTCGCACTTGCGTCACCTCACCGCCGTATTGGGGCCTGCGTGACTACGGAACGGCGTCGTGGGATGGTGGAAACCCTGAGTGTGCCCACACGATTTCTATGGACACCAAATGGAACGACCCCAAGAGAGGCACGGCAGTTCTGCGCCCCGAAGTGTCTGGTCGTGGTGGAAACGCTGACGCTTGCCATTTGTGCGGTGCTACCCGTGTGGACAGCCAACTTGGATTGGAACAGTCGCCAGAGGAGTATGTTCAGGCGATGGTCGAAGTGTTTAGTGAAATCAAGCGCATCTTGACCGACGACGGCACACTTTGGCTCAACATTGGTGACAGTTACGTTGGTGGAAAAGGCAAGTCTGGTCAGGGCAACCCTGAGGCGCAGGCGGAACGTGCCAGCAATGGTGAAAGCATCAACCAAGCCCACCATCAGGTCGCTGGACAGGGTAAGACCCGACCAACCGACGACAGAGCAATGTTGCGTGAGGCAGGGCTGAAACCAAAAGACCTTGTGGGCATTCCGTGGCGTTTGGCGTTCGCACTTCAGCAAGACGGTTGGTATCTCCGCAGCGACATCATTTGGCACAAGCCCAATCCGATGCCGGAGAGTGTGACCGACCGACCGACCAAGAGTCACGAGTATGTGTTCTTGTTGACGAAATCATCAAAGTATTTCTATGACCACGAGGCAGTAAAAGAGCCGGTGGCAGAGGCAACTGTCGGGCGTATGAAGCGTGGAACTTCAGCAACGCACAAGAACATCAACGGTGCGCCCGGACAGACAAAGCACGGACTTGCCCAGCCCAGAGACTACGACCCTGACCGCCCTGTTGCTGAAAAGCGAAACCGCAGGTCAGTTTGGACTATTACTACAAAACCGTTCCGAGGGGCGCACTTTGCGGTAATGCCAGAAGCGTTAGTTGAGCCGTGCATCTTGGCTGGTTCAGCAGAGGGCGACACGATTATTGACCCCTTCACGGGTTCGGGAACCGTCGCCGTCGTCGCACTGCGACACGGTAGAAACTTTGTGGGCACAGAGTTGAACCCTGATTACGCTGAAATCGCACAGAAGCGAATAACGGGTGACGCACCCCTAATGAACGGGGTGACCCTTGCCTGAAGCAAATATTTACGTCGGGAACGTTCTAAAGCGTCTTAGTGAAATCCCCGAAGGTTCGGTGCGGACAGTCGTGACCAGCCCACCGTATTACGGGTTGCGTGACTACGGCACAGGTGATTGGGAAGGTGGCGACCCGACTTGCTCTCACAGGCGAGACAGTAAGCACAGCGATTTCACCATAACGGGGCACAAGAACCCACTCTTGACCGTTGGCGACGCTATTTACAAATCAGTCTGCCCCCGTTGCGGTGCGGTTCGTGAGGACGAACAACTTGGTCTAGAGGAAACACCAGAGGAATACATTGAGCAAATGGTTGCCGTGTTCCGTGAAGTCCGACGAGTGCTGGCTGACGACGGAACCGTCTGGCTGAACATTGGCGATACTTACGCTGGCGGTGGTGGTGGAAACTACAACAAGACCGGCGTATCACAGGCTGGCGGACAGCACGTCACAAACGTGCGTAATCGTGGCAACTGGCTGGAAAGCAACGGGCTAAAGCCGAAAGACATGATTGGTATCCCGTGGATGCTCGCCTTCGCCCTGCGTGCTGATGGTTGGTATCTGAGGCAGGACATTATCTGGGCAAAACCAAATCCAATGCCCGAATCCGTGACTGACCGTTGCACAAAGTCGCACGAGTATGTCTTTTTACTATCCAAGAGCAAGCAATACTTTTTTGACCACGTTGCCATCAAGGAAGGGGCGACAACAGCACCTACGGCAAGAAACAAAAACGCCGAGGGTTACGTTGCGGATTACCCCAGCGGCGAACGCTTTAGTCCCGGCGAGCGAGTCTATGGAGCCGACGGTAAGCGAAACAAGCGTGACGTGTGGAATATCGCTACCAAGCCATTCCGAGAAGCCCATTTTGCCGTGATGCCAGAGGCTTTGGTGGAACCGTGTGTCTTGGCAGGTTCCGCCGTCGGAGACACGGTTCTAGACCCCTTTACGGGCAGTGGAACGGTAGCGGTGGTGGCTTTACGTCATGGTAGAAACTTTGTTGGAACTGAACTAAACCCCGAATACGCCAAAATCGCCCACAAACGCATTAGCGATTCTGCGCCAATGTTCAATACCGTCAACCTTGTGTAGTGAAAAACGATTCTAAACAGTTTGACCCTTCGCACTACAAAGCAGACGACAATGCCAAAGAACAGGTAATTGGTTGGATGGGTGGTTTCGGTTGGAACGCCTATGTAAACCCCGACCAATATGGCATTGACGTTCTGGCAGAGCGTGGTGAAAGACAACTGGCTGTGGAAGTGGAAGTCAAACACAACTGGTCGGGTCAACGGTTTCCGTTCTCAACGGTTCACTTTTCAGCACGGAAAATCAAGTTTGCACAAGTTTTGGAAAGAGAAGTTTGGTTCTCAATGCTCAATGACGAGCGTGACCGCATACTGTT